ATGCAGTAACTGTTCCATGCCTCAAAATAATCCCCATAACGGACAACCTGCAAAGAAGCCGCTAAATTATATGTATTTGTTTTACACCCCATCCAATAATCATTTGAAAATAATATCATCATTTTTATTTAATTTCCTAATGGTTTCAAAATTTAATTTATTATCTATTGTATAATCAAATTTCGAACCATCATCCACCACTTCTTGCATTATATTTTTAAATTGTCTAATTGAAAAATTTTCAGATAAATATTTTTCATGTAATTCATTTGTTAAAATCTCGAATTTATTAATATGTTTTGATAATCCTATCATTGCACATTTATATGGAAAATCATCTGCTTTATGTATTACATTTATTCCATTGGGAACTCCAAATTTAGAACCAATAGAAAAACTTGTTATTTCAAATCGTTTACCATTATATCCACATATTATAACACCCAATTCATATTTGCTAATTCCTTCTATATGTTCTTTAAGCATTTTATAAAATTTGGATGTAATAATACCTATAAATTCTATATAGGATAGATCATCAAACTCTTTATCTGAATTTACAAATCCCTTTTTTGTATCATAAAAACAATAGCCATCAAATAATTTAAAACAATGTATTGGATTTCCCGTAACCCCGAATAATATTTGATTATTTAATTTAATCACCTTATTAAAACCACTTTTACACGTATTATTGTTACTATATGTTGCACGACTATCGCCTGACATTAAACAAAAATTATCTGTTATTACAGCTTGTATTATACTCATAATATATCCCCCAATTATCAATATACAATACAATATTATATACCAATAATCGACAGAATACTACAAGAACATATATTTGTAAATCTGATTTATTAATCAATATAAGGGCATACCAACATAAAGCTAGTACGCCCTTAAACCTTATCTAAATGTTAATTTGTTTAGTGAATTCCTACCTAAAGTCTGTCCAAGAGTCATATTCTGAACCATCTTTTCAAACTTAGGATCTTGTTGTGCTTGTTTCATAAAGTCTTCATAATTGTGAACATTTGGGAACGATAATGACACATCACCATAAGAAATATCAACCTTATTCGACATACTCTTTGAATTAACAGGAATATCTGGCAACTTATTAGCAATATTATTCAATCCCATATTAGGTGTAAGAGCTGTAATACCTTTAGACATATCCCATAACTTCTGAACCTGTTCCTTACTAAATACAGTATCACCTGAATCAAACTGACGAAGAGTACCATACTTTGTAACAATAACTTCTGAACCTGGATTGTCTTCATCGTAAATATGAACTCCACTTGTTGCTGATTTAGTTCCTTTGCGGTAGCCGTGAGATTTCATCCAATCTAACATAAAGATATTTTGGTCATAAGTGCCATAATACTGACCGTCGCCGCCCATCTGATCATAATACTGACTACGAGCTGCAAAAGATGAATCATAATCATGCCATTTAATTCTATCAACTATCGAATTCTCAATGTTTAATAAGTCTTTCGGATAGCTGTCAGGACTATATATCCAATTAACTCCATCAGACCCACTATCGTCGGATGAGCCACTATCAGAGTTATCCCAATTATCAGACCAATCATTAGAATCACTATCACTATCAGATGAACCACCGCCATCAGAATAGCCACCATCAGTATTAGCATTCTGTTCTGCCTGTTGTCTTGCAATCTCATCAGCAACTCTTTGAGCTTCTGCGTTACTATTTGCAAGTAATCCCTGTACAGCAGAGTTGATACTATTACATACACTATTAATAGCATTGTTGCCTTCAACAAATTTGTTACTGAAGTCACCTAATACACTATTAATACCATTTGTTATGTTATTGGCATTTAGACTCCATATAGAAGACATAGATTCGCTAAGCTTATAACCATAATTCTCAGCAGTAGATGTAATAGTCTGTGAGATATTAGAAGCATTTTCATTAGACTGGTCAATAATTTCCTGCATAGTAACATCGAACTCATCTATACGCTGATCGAACCATGATTTCACATCACTTTGAAGCTGATCTAAAATTTTCTCGGTGTCGCTAATAAGCTTTTCATACTCAGTATCTTTCAAATCATCTTTGGCAGTATTAATCTGATCTTTAAGCTGCTGGATATTCTTCTTACCTTCCTCAGAATTATCTCCTTGAACGGCAGAATATTGTTTCTCTAAAGCATTAAGAGCCTTTGTTTTTTCAGCGATAGATTTTTCATAATCATAAGCATCCTTTTGCTGATTCATAAGGTCTTTATACTTTTGGATGACTTCATCAAGCTTATCAAGAAATGTATCATAGCCCTCTTGAACCAAATCCTTAAGAGCTTCTTTTTCAGATATGCTTGAATTAATAGCCTCCTGTTGAGCCTTAATAAGTTCCTGTTTTCTATCCAGTAATTCCTTATCATAAGGATCATTAGTTAACTCTTCATTAATCTTAAGTATCTCATCTTTATAAGCTTTAGCCTGATTAAGATATAATTGATACTTCTGTGCAATTAATGCCTGTGCAGCCTTACCATTGTCATTCATATTGCCATTATCATCAGTAATATCTTCATCCTTTAGTAAGTCAACAAGAAACTGAGTTTCGTCTATAAGATTGCTGACATCATCTCTAGTCCTATCGAAAGCATCCCAATTAATCTGTCTGATAGCATTATCATACTCAACCAATGCCTTTTTAGCATCATATATACTTGAAGTACAATCATCTATAGCAGACTGCATAGAATACCAATCCTCAGATTCAGCTTCAATCTTACCAGATGCCATAGCAGAATTAAGTGCCTTTGTAAGTGCGTCTCTTTCCTGTTCAAGCTTTACAAGATTCTTCTGTTCTTGTTCAATCATAGAATTATTAAGCAGAGTAGAAGCAAACCAACCCTGTTCTTCTAAGAGGTCATTATCCTTGCTATATAAATCCTTAATAGAATTTACTTTCCCAAGAACTTCTTCAAACTGTGATTGAATATTATCGAATCTACTCTTAGCAAGCTGTCTTATCTCTATGTTTAATGATTGTACAGCATCAGCAGCATCTTGAGCCTTATCATATAAATCCTGGCAATCTGAAATTGCATCCTTAAGATTTTCATCATAGACAGTTTCTATATTAAATGAACCATTTGCAATCTGATCTTTGTAATATCCGTCAAGGTCATACGAATTGAATCTATTCATATAGAAGTCATAAGCATCTGATTGTGCATTAATCTCTGATAACAATGTTTCCATAGAATCAGAGAGGGCATTATTACGATTAAGCCATGTACGTGTTGTATCAGATACTTTATTCTTTAAACGGTCATATGCTTTGGAGATTTTAGATAAGAGAGGTTCTACCCAGTTGAAGTCCTGTGGCGATGGCTCAGATGATGAAGATGAATCACTTCCACTAGATGAAGATGAGGAATCTTTACCCAATCCTTTCCAATCGACATTAATGCTTGAACTAACCTGTTTAAAGCTATAATTATCTAAAGCATCTACTGCAGCATTAGCACCATCAACAATACTTTGGAAATGGTTGTACATATTGTTGTATTCTTCATCCATAGCTTCTACTTCATCTGGATCTGCCGAATACATACCTGCATCATACCAACCAGTTGTCTGTACCATCAATTTACCATTTGCATCCTGAACAACTTTGAAATAGTCAGACCAGACACCTGCTAATTCCTTAATGGCTTTATTAGTAATTTCCAGCTTGGCTTTTTCCATATTCGACCAGTTATCAACATCATCGCCATATAGAGTTTGAAGTTCATTATATAACTCTGGGTAATTAGTCATAACTGCATTGAAGAATTCTTCATCAGTCTGTGACTTATCTACTACAGATTGTATGTACTGATTTTTGTCATTCTCATAGATAGTTTCAAGCTGTGAAAATAACTCTTGTTCAGATATTATGCCTTGCATATAATCCGAAAGTGCTGCCTTTGCTTCCGGATATTTCTTGATAATGCTTTGCATAGATGATACACCTATACGTCCATTATCATCTAATTCTTTTTGGATTGTAGATAATAGGTCTGCTTCTGATTGAAGGTCTGCAAGATTGGCTGTTTGTGACTTATCATCTGATTCTGTGAGAAGAGAAGTTAAGTCAGTAAATGCACCAGATATAGATTGTGCAGCATCAGTTCCAGTTTCTTTAAGCTTATTAAGATACTTAATAAATACATCTGCCGCTGATTGTCCATCTTCTAAGATTAAATCAGTATCATTCAGCTTATCATTAAGAACATCAATCCCCTTAATATCATCCTCAGTAAGAGTACCTTCATTAAGTGCTGTTTTAAGCTTATCAACTATTGCCTGATAACTTTTATCATCTATAATAGAATCTAGTTTGACTGTATTCCATTCAGCAGACCTACCAGTATATCGGTATAAGTCCATTTCCTTCTTCTGCATATCATTCCACATAGCTTGATATTGTGGATTGTCAAATGTACCATCAGAATTCATAGAGTTCATCAATGTCTGTTTGAATGCTTCATACTTCTCTATCTTATCAGAGAAGGTTTCTTCTGCCATCTTTTCAGCAGATTCTTTTAACTTTTCATTGGAGTTTGTATAATTAGAAATAAGATTATTATTGAGGTCAATACTATGTTGGTATTGAGCTTTAAGATTTTCATCGGAAGTGGCATTTAATTGTGCCTGTAATTCTTCGTTTTGTTTCTGGAATTCCTCTAATTTCTGTTCATTTGCTTTAATAGCATAATCAAAATCAGATAATTCACTCGCTCTATCCAAGAATGAACCAACGTGGAAACCATCTGCATCACTTGATGCTTGGTAATACTGTTCCTGTTTACTTGCAGTATCGTCAGCTTCCATACGATTTTCTCTTGTGTATGTTTTATATGCTTCGTCAGAGGCTTCTTTTGCTTTCTGCTTCTTAACCTCTTCCTGGTTCTGTACCATAAGTCTTAACTCTTCATTAGTGAGTTTCAACTTATCAAGTTCAGCCTGTTCTACTAATGTAATAGTACCATTATTAGACTTTTCGATTAATTCAGCTATTCTACTTGTAGTCTCTGATAGCTTAGTTTTTAACTCATCAAGCTTTGTACATGCATCCGTATAGTCCTGTTGTGCATTTTCAAATGCTTCACGCTGTTCTTTCATAGATGTTGTTAACGCATCTACTATCTTAACTGCTCCTGCAATAGCACCTAAAGTTACTGTTATAGCAAGTAATATCGGATGTGCAACTGCAAGTGCTTTTAATGATGCACCAAGACCTTTGATAGCCGTACCAAATCCAACAGTGGCAGTAGTAGCAGTACCCTCAGTCGCAGCCATAGCATTAGTAGCAGTAGTATTAGCAAGTTCAGCAGTAGTAGTTTCAAGAATATTACCTGTAAGACCTTTTGAGGATAAAATCAATTCTATTTGCTCTTTATTTAATGTACTTTGCGAAATTGCCATTTTTGCAGCTTCAATGGAACAGTCAGCAAAAGTTTCTTTTAACAATCTGTTTACCTGTGCCATTCTAGGCATACCAACAGTACCAATATTGTCTATTTCTTTTAAAGCTTCTTCAAGTTTTGATATAACGCTAACAGACTCTCCAACAGTCTTTAATTGCGTATTTATGTGTTGTCTGATATAATAAAAACAAAAAAGGGGTTTATTATGAATTACGAAGAAGCAAAATATTATTTTGATAATCAAATTGAAAGCACGGAAGCAACAAAAATGTTGATGATAATTGCTCAAAATCAAACATTAAAAGGAATGAAGTTTATTCAAGAATTAACAAATTGTTCAGATGACGATGCTCAACAACTATGGTGTGAATTAAGTAAACAATATGGAACTAAAGAAAACAATCCTGCGATTCCCGACCTTACCCCACAGCAAATCGCCCAAGCCAACGCACAAGCACAGGAGTTATTAAACAAGGTTCATTGTCCATATTGTAATTCAACAAATTGTAAGAAAATATCAGGAGTATCAAAAGCGACATCAGTAGCAATGTTCGGTATATTCTCACAAAAGGTTAAAAAACAATGGCACTGTAATAATTGTAAGAGTGATTTTTAAGAATGGGAACTAATGTTCTGAATGGTAAAATATTCCTCAAAGTAGTATGATAGTATTATCAAATTATAGAGGAGGAATTTTAATATGACATCAGAAACAATAAGGAAAGAAGTAGCTCGTAGTTTAGCAATTGAAGCTATCAAACAAAGAGGAGTTTTAAATAAGACCGATTGGACTCCTACAAAAATCGTAGAAGAATTAGATACATTGTATAAATCCTTCTACGATTCATTAGAAGAGAAAGATATTACCAAATAGTTATATAGGGGTATCTTCGAGTTTTTCAACAATATTTCTGAAAAGGTTGCGTGTCTCTGATATTGAAATATGTTCTGCTTTTAACATACAGATAATCACATCAGTAAGACGTGTAGCTTTTTCTTTGTCTTTTAAATATAAATCTTTTTCTCGTGCTTGTTCAAAATACATAATTTTTACTTCCTTTCGTACTAATTTAGGTTATTCCGTTCAATAAATAGATATAATAAAAGAGTAGCCATTAATGACTACTCTTCAAAAATCAATAAGAAACAGAGGTTACATATGCTAAAAATCCATTATTGTCCAAATTGTCATAGAATCACATACACACATTATATAAAATGTATATGCAGGACATGCAACATTGAATGTAAAAATCTTGATATAGAGTTTGAAAAATTCTTCTCAATGACGGAATCCGAAAGAGAAGAGTATATTAACTCACAATTACTAAATTAGAACTATTGTTCTGGGATTGTATTGAATTAAATACAATGATAAAATAGACTTTAGACACAGTATGTACATGTACCACATCATGTATATAACCGAAGGCTGTATCTAAAGTCTATTTTATATGTGGTATCGGAAATAAAGTCTGCCCTTTCTGGGCAATACATTTCCCAACTTTCATTATTTTTCAAAAGAAAGGAGGGTAGAATTTGATAAGTATTTTTACTAAAGTTATAGAAGTCTCTGCAAGCTGTGGAATATGTTATTTAGCTTATTTAGGGTTAAAATTTGTAGTCACATTACAAATTTGTAAACATCCTGAACTCAGCGATGAGAAAGTTAAGTGTATAACACGCATGATTGCAAAAGACAGACATCATTCTATCTAATTCTATATGTATATGTCATTTTATTTCCTTTCATTCCTTACAATGGTAGGGCTGTCTCACGACAGTCCTATTTTGTTATTCTCTGTTTTATAAGTTATTTTTTGGAATTTTCTAGTTGAGTTAAACACACACTCAAGTACATTGCTGAATTCCGAAATCGCAATGTACACTATGCATTATAAGCGAATGTCATACTTAAGGCGATGACTCACTTAGAGGATGGGTATGTCGTTGGGGATTGCTCTCTTAGATAGATATTCTCTATATATGACCTTTCATTTCTATATATGATCAACATTATAAAATGTAGAGTACCGTCCTGCTCGTTGCCCGTTGTTAATGATACTTAGACACCTATCAAGTCTCCTCGATATTCTCATATATCCACATATACAATTTTTTCTGCTTTCGCAACCTCATCTAATATAACCATATAGATTACGGTTTGCTATGTGATCCGTGGGTAGTTTGTTAAGCTACCAAGCATTCAAGCATTTATTCCTCCATGTAATAGTTTATACTCCGCTAAAGTGTTTGCAGAGTTTTTATTAAGAATCCCATGTATCCATAGATTTGATTGTAACGCCATTATGTTATTCTCTTATCTATGATTGACCAACTAAAAACTGTTGGAGAGAGTTTTTTGTGTAAGGTTTGAAAACCCAATCAAAATTCTTAATAAATTTAAAGATACCTGTACCAGCACCACCAAAACCAATAATAGTTGGAAGTAAACCGAACTGGTCAATGATTTTTGTTAATAGATTTAATATGGTATCAAGTGATGATACAATATTTTTCACAAAATCTGTATTTATTGCTTTTTGCCAAAAATCTTCCATAGAAGCAGATAGTTTCTTAATTCGTCCATCAATAGAATCAACTATGGCTTCATTTTCACGTATTGCTGAACCTTCGGCATCACCAAGGCTGTCCATAACTTCATCAATTTTTTGATAGTTTTTAAGTAATGCTGCTACATTATTTGCCCTTGATTTTCCAGCTATAAGTTCAAGAGTCGCAGCCTGTGAAGAATCGGATAATTTATCCCAAACAGCACCTAATTCTTTAATAATGTCTGTTGTTGATTTAAATGTATTGTCATCCAACATAATATCAACACCAGTCAAAGACTTAATTTGTTCACGAAGCTTAGATGTTGAATCACAAAGACCTTCTGTATCTTCCTGCATATCCTCTAGTTCTGCCTTTGCACCTCTTAAACGCAAGCTTAAAACCTTAAGAGAGTTACCTGTGTTTTCACTATTTTGAACAATTTCATTCATAGCAGTAATAAGACCGATACTTTGTTCAAAACTATTATTACCCGTTTCAAGAGCAGACGCAGAACGTTTCATTGCTTCACCAATATCAGAAGCAGAGAGCGCAAACTGGTTGCCAATCTGGTTATAATCGTCAACAATTTTTATACTATCTTTGGCTTGGATATCAAAAGCCTTCATTGCTGTAATCATATCTTCAGTGGCTTCTGTAATATCAACACCATCACCAACATTAACAAATAATGTAGCATTCTTTGCAAGATCACTCGCTTGTTCAAGACTATATCCTAATCTTAAGAAATCTGCACTAGAATTAAGCAATTCTTTATTTGTTGTTGCAATTTCTTTTGCAGTTGAAGATATGGTATCTCTAAACGATGCATATTGTGTCTCTGTCGCATTTGATACCTTATGAACTTCGGTCATTGCTTCATCGAGTTCACGAACGGTATTTACTCCTTGTCGAACTACATTAATAACATCATACACACCAAACATTCCTGCCATTTGAGCAGCAATCTGATGGAATCCACTGTTCTTTAATGTATCCCATAATGTTTTGCCAGCACGACCAGCTTCAACTTCGGCATTATAAATCTTTAAAATTTCACCATGAATTTTATCTAAACTCATGCTAGGATTTCCGCTTTCAATTTCAGCATAGTAAGCTCTAATTTTAGCTTTCGCTTCGGAAGACATTTTACTATTCTCTGCTAAAAGCTTATGAATCTTATCTAATTCTTTCTGACCAGATACAAAATTATATCCCTTTTCAGAAGCCGACATATTAGTAACAGTAGCGATAGTATCTTTAATTTTCTTTTCATAATTATCCAATTTAGAAATATCTTCGCTTGTCACCAAACTAGCATCTTTGCCTTTTAATTCATTGAGCAGAGTTTCATACTCTTTAACAGCATTCTTAACTGCTTGCACATTTTCCAAATATGTACTACTTGTCCAACCACCATCATTAAATCTATCAATAGTTGTCTTGTATTTATCAATCTTATCATTGTAAGAATCTAACCGCTTATCATACTTGTTAAGGTTTACATTGACATTTTGTTCTTTAGCCTGTGTATTTTCCTTAACTTTCTGAGTATTCTGCTCTAATACATTATTCTCTTCTTTAATTGAATTAGTAGCAGCCTCTACAGATGCAGAAACATCTTTATCAGGAAATGCGTCTTTCGAGTCTTTTTCAGGAGTGGTAGAAGAAGATTCATTTACAGCTTGAGCAGTCTTTTCAGCTTGTAATTCTGTTTCTTTTAATTCAGATTGTAATTTATTTTGCTGTTCGACAGCAGAATTAGAGCCAACTTCTATATTAAATATTTTTAATAAATCATTAGCATATTCACTAGCAGTTTTTCCACCAATTTGCATATCTGATATTAATGATTTAATTTCGTTTGCTATATTTTCATTAAGAGATACGCCCTCAAGTTGATTGAACCAACGATATGTTTCTGACAACTCTGTGTTGATTTTATCTATTTCTTCAGCTTTTTGAGAATCAACACGAATATTATCAAACAATGAATCGTTTGAAAATTTTTTATTCTGATAAAACTTTTCTTGAGATTTATTTAGGTTAGGTGATTCACCTGATCCTTTTAGTATGTCTAACAGATAAGTAGCTTCTTGAATATCATTTTCATCAATTAAAGATATTTTACCATTATATTTTGTATAAATTTCTTTTAATCTATCTGATATTCTATTAATAGTACCTTCCGTATCACCAGCCCAATTGATATCATTTTCGTCATATAAATTTTGGTAGAGTTTCGTATCATCAGAAGTTTTACTTAATGATTTTTCTTTTTCTTTAAGAGATACGATTGTTTGAATTTTATCAATTATTTCATCATATGTAACTTTTCTCTTTTCTAAATTATGATATAGGTCAATTTCTGTTGATCGCTCTTTAGAGTCACCCAATGAAATATTCGTTTTCTGTCCAATCTTACTCTGTGCATCAGCCAACTTCTCAGCTTCTTTGGCAGCATCTTGATATGCATTACTAATATTCTCCACTTGTTTGACAGCACCACTCGTATTGCCCATGTTTTTATTAACATTGAGAATATTCTGACTCAGTTCAGAAAGCGACTTGTCAATATTCTGGATAGAAGAGAGTAGTGTCTTTGTACCAGAATCATCTACTTTACCAAAAGCTTTACTTAAGCTCTGTACTTCTGATACAATACTTGATAACTCTTTTGATAAATTCTCAAACTGTTTAAAATCACACGTTCCTTTTCCAAGAGAGTCAAGCATTTTATCAAGTTTTTGAATAGCACTTTCTAATGTCTTTGTATCTATATCTAATTTTACTTTTCGGTCTTCATTGGTGAAATTATTAATTTCTCCTTCGGCAACCTTAATTCGTTTTTTTAAATCTTCAATGTCAATACGAATTTGAGCTTGCCAATTTGCTATTCCTGACATAAATTACCTCCTATCCAAATAATATTTTCTTTGCTTTATTATCTATAATTTTTTGTACACGACCTCCAAATCCACTTCGAAAGTCTCTATCGACTCTATCAAACGGAGGTATACTTTGATGCATCATCCAACGACCATGACCATGTTCACCATTCATAAACATATAATCGAATGCCGTATTTGCTTGTAATGGTTGTTTCTCATACGTTGGATATGGTGGTCTACTAAAACCTGGATAATCATTCATTCTCGAAGAATCAACCTGTAATGTTAAAATATTGCCATTTGCTGATGTATAAGCGGAATTATATACATTCATAAAATTTTGAGTTCTTACATATTCCATTGGTGAATAATCGTTATACCAATCTATTAGAGAATCGTATACAGATTCTTTGAATAATTTATTGATTTCAAGCGCAACTTCTTTTGCCAATTGTTTCTCTGCATGTTTTATATCTTTTAAAACCATTGATGCTAAATCACCTTTAGCCATGTATCATCACCTCCAAAAGTTTCACTATAATTTCACTATTTTTACACTAAAATAGGAGAGCAGTATTACCACTCTCCATAAGAAAAGCCCTATGACATTTGACCGCCATAGAGCCTAAATATTTAACCATTATGAATTATTCCGTATATCAAACCACAAATGCCAAATACAAAATAATAATGAGCAGTGGTTAGTACAAATGGAATAAACGGTTGTAAAACTTCTATACAGATATCATCTACATGAAATAATGTAAGAATCCATCCACATAGAAGACCATATAAAATTCCACCTATCATTTAATATCCATCCTTTGAAATTTGAATTTCTATATCTCTTTAAATTCGCCCTTCTTAGCAAACTCAATAATCTTATCCAGTTCTTCCTTTGGAATCTCATCAAGTTTCTTACTAACAACATCCATAAGCGGTGTGAGAGTAGCTTCGCCAAGAGCCTTAAATCTTTCCACCTGCTCTGTGATAAAGCTGTGGATCTCGTATTTATTCTGCAAAATATCCGATTTCTTAATTGATAACAAATGTTTAAACTCTGCAATTTCCTCATATGGAATAAGTGGAGCAGTAATATCATTACCAATAAGAAGAATATCAAATAGTCCAGATTTCTTTAACTCATCATATTCCTCAAAGAATCCTTTAGTCTCTACAGTAAGGTTTGTGTAGTTCTCAATAAAAATTCTTGTAATTAACAAATATTCAGCAGAAGAGTTTACTTTTATATTTCCTGTCTCTTTATCAATCATAGTTATTTTCAGTAAATTAGCAATAAGCGCATCCTTCTTAACAAATGGCACATAAGGTGTAATCTCAAGATTATCTTTAATATACTGATCCTTTGACTGCTTAGTTGCAATATTATTATACTTTTCACAAAATTCTTTAATTGTCATAATCCTTTTATCTCCTTTATATCTTATTCCTCAACAACAATAGGTACTAAGTCAGCGAGCGCATCTGTATCAAGTTCCATCTCAAACAGCTCATCAACAGTAATAGGTGTAATATCTATATCAACATCAGATTCTGCGACAGTATTAATTTCCTTGACAAAATCTGTCCATGTCTTATCATCAGGTGAAACCCTCTTCTGAGTTACATTACCCTCAGAATCAAGAACATCTGTACCATACTTGTTTATAAGACCATCCTTAGTCATCTCAAAATCCTTTACAATACTCTGTACTTCTGAATATAATCTAAGTAATTTGAACTTAAATTTCGCTTTAATATCAATATCTTTATTCTCAATCACATTCTTAATTCTTGAATAGATGTTGTTTACCTGATAAACCTTTAATGTTTTGTTCATATTATGTTATTCTCCTTTATAATCTTGTATCGTTAAGAAAACCATTGATATCATAACGATAATTTACTTTTAATTTTTTCTTATTAATGAGAATAGGATTGCAGTATTTCAATAAATCATTTTCATTAAAACTTTTTTTTGAAAGAGAGTTTATTAATCCATCCCATTCATCTATCATAAGAAAATATGTATTACTTGTTTTTCTGAAATCCAAAATAAAACCACTACATACATTTTTATAAGTAGAAAACTTCTTTAACGATTCTACTTGATAGTAGTGTATAATTCCTTTATCTTCCTTGGTTCGTTCAAATGAACAAGATCCTTCAAAAGTTTTTAATTCCAATGTCCAAAATGTATTTCTATTGCCACTAAAAATCATAAAGTCACATGGACTATGTTGACTAAATCTTAACTTTGAACTCATATCAAATGATTGAGCAGCATCAGGCGGTCTATAAATTAATACATCTTCTGGACATGAATTTTTGAAGTTCTGTTCAAAAATTTTGCCTATATTTTTTGCTATAACTATTCATTCCTTTCTTGATTAAGGGCAGGCAGTCTAGTCATCTGCCCTAACTAAAAAATGCCCTTACCATATGACTAGATAATGGTAAAAGCACTTTAATTTTCTATGAGTTTCTTCCTTATTAATATAAAGATATAACAAAAGAGCGATCTTGTATGAAATCGCTCTTTCATAAAATAAAATATGTAATTACGCACAAACAAACATTGGGTATAGCTCCCACTTAGCGTTGGGATATTTATCAATATTATCAAGTACGACTTTGTGTACTTCTTCCATATTGCCAATATTAATATCAATATGGATAATTTTTCCACCTGTTAGTTCAACTTCTTCACAAATTAAATTAAAGTACATCCTCATGTTAGATTCCTCCTATCTCTTTATACAAAATAATTCGTACAAGTCAACTTTTAGTATATGAGATAAAGTAATAGCGTGACTAAGTAGAATATCATTAGTTTGATTGTTTTCAATTTTTGACAGGGTGGTTGCAGAAATACCACTTCTCTGAGATAGTTCCTTTAATGTTATATTTTGCTTATATCTATATTCGCCAACTTTATTCTTCATATCATAAGTATTCTCAAGAAAAATTTTGTTATACATAGAATAACTGAAATTTAATAAACATTGGTTTATACAATATGTGATATAATGAAGATTATGGCTAAATTACCTAAAATCACCACTAACAAGTTTATTATGATATATTTCTCTAACAGCTTTCATTGATTCTACAATATATCCATTAGTCATATGATTATCAGCAAGTATTTTTTCATATTGCTCATAAGTCCGAAAAATATGTTCAAAAGCTTCTCTATTATAATCCTGCCCACCCGTAAGAGCAGAACAAAAATTAAGAAGCTCCCATCGAATATCAGATATCTCTTTTTGTACAAGATTGTCCTTAATGTCATCAATACCTTTAGATATTTTTTGGATTTCCTGATACTGCCAATTGTCATGTTTTTCAAGCGTTTTAATACGATTTTCAACAGTTTCTCTATCTTCGTCAATGCCTGTCTTTAATCGAAATTTCTTTTTAAAATAACCGAATATTTCGATAACTTTTTTAACTGCAAACAAAATGGCAAATAAACCAAGTATGACAAGCACATAATCAATCTGTGCTAAATTCTGTATCTCCTGCACTCATATGTACCATCCCTTCTTTACTTTTTTAAAAAATTCTTGAAGGCTTCATATAAACCAGTAGAAGCAAGACCAGATACAAGTCCACCAAGTAAAATTTCAGGTGTAAAGCTCATATTCATCCATGTGTTTAATGTAACACCAAGCACTGCCATAATCAGTGGAATATACTTATTAACCACATCTGTTGTAACAATATTTTTTAATACATATCCTACGCATAAGCAAATCCCAACAATAATCGGTACTGTAAAATTTGTTAAAAATGATAAATCCATTATATTTAGTCCTCCGTATCATAATTTTTCCATCTTTGATATAATTCTTTAGTGTCTTTTCGATCAAATATCATCACAATAATTTTCCTGTCATTCTTATTATCATAGCTAGGATAAATGTCGATAGGATATGCACCAGAACTCATATAAAAGATTTGCTGTTTTACATTGCAGATTCTATTCACTTCATGCTCTGAATAGTTTCGTGCGTTATGTAGATTAGTTTCTATCATATATTTTCCTTTCAATCCGTAATAGCGTAAAAAATAGGGATTACAACATTGAATAGTAATATGTTATAATCCCTTATTTAAAAATCACTATTCAACATTACTTTCAGCCTCATTTTCGACTTTTGTAACAATATCCTTTTTGACAGATTTAGCCTCTGTCTTTTTATTTTCTTTCTTAATAACTTGTGCTTTTGCCTTCATGATAGAGGTAATAGAATTCTTATAACTTTCGCCAAAGTATTCTTTTCTGCTCAAATCTAATTTTTCTAATTTTGGTTTTGCTTCAATATCTGTCGTGCGTCCATCTTCAAATGCAGAAGTCACTTCATCAATTTCATGGCAATTATCTGAACACCAACAAAAATACCATGTTGGTTTCAAACGATCTTCTGGATTACAAACTGGACAAAATGAATAAGTCTTACCGCAAAGCACACAAGTTCTCAATTCTTTCTTTGACATTATTCCTCCTTGTAAGAATAGGGCAGTAGTTTAACTGCCCTACGTGTTCTTATAATTCGATATCGTCCTCTTCCTCGTCAATGTAATAAATAGAGAAAAGTTCTCCATCTGTAGAGCAAGCATTTAGCATCATAGAACCCTTATAATCCATCGTCTGAGAATCACCACCCTGTAATGCAAGTGAAAACTCAGGACTTGGCATAAATGAAGGGATGTGAATGATAGCTGCTTTTAATACATCAGTCTCACACTTGTCTACTACAAGTGCCTTGAAGAACAACTCATGAGATTTTGGGAACTTTTTACCAGAATTAGTAATCTTTGCTCCGCTCTTAATTGTCTTCTTATACTTGACAATATACTGAGTTTCACCATCTGCGATAGGCGGTGTTAATACATCACTCGCAGGTGTATTGTCTGGTTCACCCGAAGCTTCGGTGTGCTTAATTGCATATTCAGTAGCAGAAGCGGCAGATCCTTTCTTAAATTCGTCCTTACCCATAGAACCCTTTGTAGAAAGAGCATTTACATGGATAGAACCTTCAACAAATCCCGTAACATCTAATGTTTCGCCAGCTTTTACGATCTGAATCATCGGCATAACAATACCCTTATCTGCGGTTGCAATCTCAGCATCAGTAGCAGAAATAGTCTCTACAACAGCAAGGTTAAGGAATGCGTTAGTTGCAGTAACCTCACCTTTCTTACCTGTATACTTACGATATACAAGGTTTCCATCCTTATCATTGATATCTGTTGAGTCAGCCGTAATATCAATATTTGCCTGTGTAAGCTGTGTTAAAGCATACAGAGGTGTACCATTAGACTTTGCACCGTAACCAAACTGAAGTCTATCTACGATTACGTCACCTAATTTAAATGCCATAATTATTTTCCTCCTTTAAAATTGTTATTTTTATGCAATAAAAATGAGCGATTAAATATCGCCCATAAAATTGATTAAATCTTCAGGAATGTCTTTGGCTGACACCATACCACCGTAAATTCCGTGTAAAGCAGCCGTTCCCTGTTCGTATTTTTGAATTCTGTTTACAGAATCCATAAACTGACATATATTCACTTGTTTTAATTCTTCCAACTTATATTTAAACCCAGGATGATTTATACAACTCGAAACAAGTGGTAAAAGAGTCGATGCGCCTTTCTTTTTATCATCCTGTTCTGCTTTCATTCTATCTTCTTGTAAAATCCATTGTTTTGTTGTTTTACCTTTTGCCTTTTCAACCTTTGGATGAACATTCATCATCGCTCGAATAAATTCAGCAATTTCCATATATTCATCATCATAAATAATCATATTTTTATCTTGATTTAAAAGCGCAAGATGATTGTATTCTGGATCGTCAACATTTTTTCTTGCTTGAATTAATTCAAATCCATCAAAACTAAAATCTTTGAATAGTAGCTTTAACGGCTCTTTATCTTCGAGCAATTGATATAAGATATAAAACACTTCAATATCTTTTGTTTTGTTCCAATCCTTTTTAAATACATCATAAAGAAGAACTCGAATAGAAGTAGAATTACTAAGAAAAGGAGAGATTGCTTGGTAGAATTTTGATTCGCCAATATTTAAAATATCTCCTATGGTTGGAATTGAAATAGTTATACCATTTATTGTATAATCCTCACCAAAATACATTTTAAGTTTGTCGAAATGATATTCTGGCTTTTTACTCACTTCTTGTTTTTTGGCTTCATCTTTTTCTGCGGCAGATTGAAGACTATCCAATGTTTCTAATACATCCAAACAATCACCGCCTTATACCGTAATTCATAATAGATGGTTTTCCACAATAAGGTGTACGAACTTTACTATTTAAGTCCGTAAGTTCAAATACAAGAGTGCGAGCCACATAATTGTTATCAACTGTAGATTCATAATCCTGTGTAAGATATGTCTGCATACCAAATATATTAGACCATGCGAATCGTTCTCTTATAATGGAAGCAATAAGGTCATGCCTTGGAATTCCAGTCAATTTATCCATACGGTCATCTCCATGAGCAAAAATAGTAAAAGTAACTTGTGTTTCTTTTAATCCTGACTGATATCTAACCGTATCTCTAAACCCTACTTGATAACACACATAACATTTAACTGTTGTCTGTGTATCTGGAATAAATAAAAATGGACGAATAAGAGAATCACTTCCAAAATATCTATCCCATTCACCAAGAGGTTCATATTGCTTGGTATCTTCATTCCATTCCCAATTGATGTTTCCATTTTTGTCGAACAATTCAGATTCTAACTTTTTATCATTGAGAGCGTATAACAAACATGGATTTGATAACAAAGCATTTTTGATTTTTTGCTTGTATAGAATTACATCATCATCAGGAGTAGTCTTATATGCACGAAGCTTATTTAACAAATCATTTTTTGTAACTAATTTTTCTGCCATAAAACACCTCCTATTCAGTTAATTCTAACGGTAAAAATTCAGATTCAATCGGCAAGTTATCCTTAACAATTTCACACTTAATCGACAATATTTTACCGATAGTAGAGGCGTTATTAGGAAACTTTACTTTCTTTTGGTTGTACTCTGTACCAGCTCGCCATGTAACTTTGTCTGTCCAATCTTCATTATCAATAGCGCAAGTCCATGTAAAGGTTGCATCAGCATATTCAGTTGTGATATCTTCATTGGAATCATTGAATAGATTTACTGTGAGATTTTTATAGCTGCCACCGACTTTGATTGTAGAAGTGGATGCTGAAATTTTTGCTGTTATAGAAGATGGGGGAGTAGTTGGAGTAGATGGATCTGTTGGGGCAATTTCTGAATCGAAATAGTTCGCATACATTTCGCCCGTTTCAAGATTGACATAATCCGTATGCTCGTTCCAAAATGCCGTATATATAGTAAGTTTTTGAATACCAAATGGCATTGAATTTTCAACCTTGGTCACTGTCCATACTGTAGGATGTTCTGTTAAAGCACTTACTACAACTCGCATATTTTTAGAATCTTCAGAAGTGTACCAAAACTTCTCTGTAATAGAGTTCATTGGCAACCATATCTTATCCTGATTATCTGTGTGTGTAAAATATCTATCTGTGTAAGTTCCTATAGTGTAGGAATTCTGTTGTCTTAAACAACACCACATACGTCTCTTGATTCGCTTATCATTAGATTTTTCAATCCATGTAAGTTCGTAATTTACTGGCAAAATCAAATACTTAGGAAACTGATTAGCTGGTTCATCACGGCAAATAATCCATTTATGATAAACTCCTCTATCATCTGGAACGTCCACGAAAAGCCCTATCGGAAATGTCGCTCCATAGCGTTTTCTAAAATCAGTCTCATAATAATAAAGGTCATCACCTTCATTGAATCTTACAGGCTGACTTGGACGAAACATAAGATAGTATTCCACTTGGTCTTTGTCCATTGACTGATAAGATTTGATAATAAACTTTGCATCTATCTTTGTCTTATTGGTATTTTCATAAGTCATACCTTCAGCAAGTGAACGTGTAATTCCATGTTCATCTGTAAAGAAGTCGTCATGAAAATGATCGTAGATATAACAAGTCTTGGAAGCAATACTGTTATCCCAAGTTTCTTCCATCAAAAAGTCAGATTCTTCTTTATAAATTTGACCTAAAGTTTTCGCATTATTTGTTTTGGCGTTAGCGATTCGCCGTGCTGTCTGTAAGCTTGGCATCACCAACACCTCCTTCAAACATCTGCTTAATGTAATTGTGACTATCTAAAATAGCCCTACGAAATGTCATGTAATCAAACTCATCGGATGTAACTTCGTCATAAGCAGCTTGCAAAGTAGCCATTAATGTGACCATAATTCCATTGTTATTAAATAGAGTCTTTGTTCCACTAAATTTAAACATGACATTCTGGAAAAATATAAGAAAAGCTTCATCATTCTCAAATATTTTTTCTTCTATTCGATTATCCTTGTAAAGTAATAACTTATGGACATCGTTGTGCATTGCATGTGCAGCTTCTTTAATTTGTCTTTTAGTGAACGAACCATATATATATTCCATAGTTATTCACCTCGCACATATGAATTATTAATATATCCATGACTTGCAAGTTTTCTACTAAATTCATGCTGTAATGTATCCAATCTACTTTGCATATCTTTATATGGATTCTGCATGTTTTTTTCTTCTTTTGTTCCTAAAGCTCTAGCAGTAAATTTTGCAGAGTCAACCTGTGGTTTTAACCATTCAATTGTCATTCCAAGAGTGAACAATCCTATAACATATTCTTTATCTGCAAAATCGCTAACAGGATATTGCATCTCAAATTCAATCTGTTGGATTTCATCATCCATATTAAATGAAGCGAATTTTCTAATAACTCGTTCATCACCTGCAACCATGCGTAAACGTTCAGTCCATGTTTCATTAAGATCGTTTTCGTCAAGAGAAAGTTCTTTCATATCATTGATTCGTCCTCTTGTTCGTGAAAAAATTGTTTCATATGGAAGCGTCATTGTGAGCCTCCTTTACTACATATTCAATTTTAAAAGCAACTCTGTTCCAAAAATAGAATCAAGTGTCTGAATTCTCTTAACAGAATCAAGTGTTCCGTCATCAACCATACTTGTTGCAATAGTTTTTAATGCTTCCTGTGCTCCAATTGGAAGAGAATAGATTGCTTTTTCCATTTGCGAAGGAGTCATCTTTAAAATATCTCTTAAATCATTTGTTGAATGAAGAGTAGAATATAAATCATCAAGTTCTGGATGTAATGCAATGAAATCTGCATTCTGCACAACAAAACGAGGTTTAAACATCATCTTGTCACCCTTCCTTGCTGCATAATCCAAATCTCTAAATTCAATTTCCTGAACGTCATCAATATCTGCAAATGTATATAAAGTATCTGATTTAAGTCCAACATAAAATAATTCTCCTGCGGTAAGAGACACACATGGAATCATTTCTGTTGGCTCAAACTTCTTTTTTTCTGATTTCTTTTCAGCCACATCAGTATTAGTATTTTCTACTGCTTTTGTGGTTGTCTTTTTTGTATATGCCATTTATTTTTTCCTTTCTATCCAATATAAAAAGAGTGGCTAGATAATCTAACCACTCAATTTTATTTATTACTCAAGAGTCCACTGACCAAAATACTGTGGTAATACTACCTCAACACCCATTTCTCTCTGAACTTCATATTTCTGGAAGTCATCAGCGTGTTCACCCTTCTGAGTACCAGATTCATAAATCTGAGTTTCGCCCTTATCTGTGAACCACACGAACTGTTCCTGATTCTTTGCAAAGATAAGAAGTCTCTTATCGTCAATAAGTCTCTTTGTTACATCATTGAAAGCAAATCTCTGAGGAATCTCAATGAGTTCTGTTCCTTCATATGTACCAAGGCGACCTGTCTTAGCAACATCCTCCTTCTGAGATAAACTTCTCCAATCAACTTCTGTAAGACCATTAAGTTTCTTTAATGCAGTCTTTGTACCCATAATAACAACTTCTGCGCTATTGGCTGTTCCAACATCCTCAAGAAGTGTATCAAACTTGTCTTTTGTAGAAGCAGATAAAGCACCTGTTTTTACGAACTGAGAGTTGTTAGGTAACTTAGTAGCAGCACCATAAATTCCTGTATAACAAAGTTCCTGAACCTTATATACGAATGCTTCTGCAATCTTATCTGTCAGCTCTGTGAAATCAATACGTCCAAGTAAAATAAGATCAATATCCTTACCAATCTTTACACCATACTTCTTAGTATGAATCTTGTGTGCTGTACCTTCATTTAAGTACTGTAAAGTCAGATCATGATGGTCACCACTGATTTCAGCAACAGCAAGCATAACCTTTTCTCTTGACCAGAACTCTTCCTCGTCACCAAGTTTAACATTTCTCATATCTACAAAATCATTAAACCACTCAGATTCCTTAAATGCTGTATCTACCTTAAAATCAATATCAGACTCAAGTAACTCATATACTTCTGTGTGATGAAGCTCTAAAGCTCTTTCACGTCTCTTGTTGGATCTAAGATCATCTTCAGTAAGGTCACATACCTCCATAATAATTTTACGGATTGCCTTGTTTGCTTCGTGCTTAGAAACCTTTCTCTGGTTTCCGTCATCATCGTACTCATAAATATCAATTCCGTGATTTAAATTGTATGTAAGCTTCTTAAAATTTTCATACTTATCAGCATCTTCAAAAACTTTTCTTAAATGTTCTGTACTAAATCTCATCATTATTCTATATCCTCCTTTCTATTACGCACCAATTTTTAATTTTCCACTAGAAATCGTTGTGATTTCAGCTCCAACTGTAGGTGAGCCATCAAAGTTGTCCTCTGTAAGCCAATAACGATCCTGTGAATGAAGCATGTATCCACGAACTGCACCGTCTGCTGGATCGTTATAGAAATTAGAAGCAAGTGCGAGTGAACGAGGACTCTCGACATTGTTGAGGGGTTTCTGATAGATAACACCAACTCCCTTTGGATCTCTAATTACAACAAGGTATCTTCCTGACGCATCCTTCATTGCGATATAAGCATCAATTTCAGTTGCAGCTTCCATCTCCCAATTATCAAGAGAAGTCATCTTACCTGGTTTGAAATGATATCCGTTAGGTGTATCTTCTGTGATCTTTACGGATAAAATGTGCTCACCATAATCCTGAGCAAGTAAATTACCAATTTCCATCTGTGGAAATTTTGTAGCAGCATATTTAATAGCCATTATGTTTTCCTCCTTAAATTTTGTTTTTTTACAATAAAAAAAGAACGCATAAAGCGTTCTGTACGAAATGAAGTTATATTCAGTTTTTAATCAAATAAATTGCCATAGTTTTTCTTAGGCTTTGATTTCTTATTCATATTTGTAAGTATCTTAACTGAATTTGTGTTTTTCTTTGTGTCAACAGAAGAGAAGTTCGCATGTGCAGACATATAATCTGAATGCATAACCTTTACCTTTGTTTCAAAGTCTTCTACAGAATAATTATCCATAGTCTTTACCAATTCAGCGAAATCAGCATTTACATAATTTCCTTCTGAATCTTTCTCTGTAAGAACAGAATAATTATCAGCATTTATAATAGCTTCTTTCTGTGCATGAAGTTCATTCTTTTCTACTGTCTCTTTAAACTCTTTGAGTACAGCGTAGTTTGAACGCATATCCTCAATAGCAAGCTTCTCTGATTCAGTAAGTAACATAGCAAACATTTCAATTCTTTCACCAGATAATGAAATATTATCACCATCTTTTTCATAGGACTGTTTATAATACTTGTCGCTGTCCCAATCCTCCATAATGAAATAATTTTCATAAACCTGAGATACGTAACACCATTCTGAATCATTTCTGTATACAGAGCACAAATTATTTAACGCATATCTGATTTCATCAAATGAAATTTCAAACAACTTATTAAATAACTCATTTTTTGAAATATTTTTTCCTTCATCGCCATCTGGATCAGAAGCTCCTTCGCCATCACCTTCTCCATCATTGGAAGGCTCACCAGATTCTCCGTTATCTAAATTGTCTCCGTCTGAATTGTCATCATCGAACATCTCAGCGAATTTTGCTTCAAGTTCCTCATCTGACATTTCTGTATAGTCGAATGTTACATCTTCAGCAGTCTTACCATATTTGGCAAGTAACTCTTCAAATTTTGTCATTTTGTTATTTGTTCCTCCTTCCTTTGATTGTGTTTGAACAGGAGTCTGTTCTTTATTGAAATTAGAAAGTGTCTTATTAAGATTTTCTAAGAGTTCAATCAATTTTTCATTTTTGTCAAATTTAACTGAATTGTTATTTACACTGAAATCAGCAATATCAGCACGAGAACCTTCCATGCCTTCCTGAATTTCTGTGCCATCATCATGGCTTCCTAACAAAGTCGAAGCGTTTACATAGAAATCGTTTAATTCAAGATACTTCTCCTTGGCGTTGTAAGAGAGTTCATCAATAAAAAGCTCGCAACTATTTTTTGAACCTTGTTTTGCACGAATAATTTCACAAGCCTTTGTATATTCTTCGCTGATATAAGCATATGCACATACATAATCTTTATCTAAATTATCATCATGTTCCCAAAATGCAGGTTCAGATGAGAAAGAACCAACTTGAGATTCAATATATCTAAGTTCTTCGTTACCTTTTTCGTCTTTAACAACTTCCATCTCATGACCTTCGAAATCCCAACTGCCATCGTCAAGCTGATGGATTGCAGCCAGTACAGGTCTATCAGCAATTGTATTCATTGCTTTCTCAGCCGCATCCTTTGATACATAACTCTTATTTCTGTTAAGTCCTGTATGAAAAATTCTGAATTTTAGACGCATCATTCCACGATGATTTTCGTCTACGGTATCATCTACCTCGAAAGTAGTAGGTACTTTTAAAGCCAACTGATAGCCAGTATCTTTAGAACTAAATTTTGCAAATTTCTGTTCTTGGCAAAATTGTAGTAAATCATCTTCAGTTAAAATTTTCTTTTTAATTACATTTTGCATCTACTTAGTCTTTTCCTCCTTTCTGACATAATAAAAGTCGCCCAAGGAAGACGACTAAAATGTAAGCATATTTGTATACTTTAATTTATTTATATCTATATTTTCTGAAAACCGAAGAGTATCAGTATTCAAAAATACATAAATACCATTAGAATTTTGCACCTGTTGATATCCTAATTGGGATAGGAGAGTAGCAGTAGGTGCATCTTGTGTCTGTATAAATTTTTGATTCATTCCACCAACTCCTATTTATCATTTAAATTCTCGTCTCTTGTACGAAGTCCAGCATCTGTAAGTTCCGAATCATCCTTTTCTTGACCACCGCCTTTATTATTACCCGTCTGAGTATAAGTGCTAGATAGTGGCTTGAATTTTGAACTAAGCTGCAAACAGTCTTCTTCCAAAAAGTTCATAGATAACGTATCTTTTTCAGATACGCCATTTAATGTGTTATAAAGAATTTTGTTTGGTAATCCATTAGTACATGATTCCAAGATTGATTTTCTAAAATCATCCTTCTGATAAATAGAAACATCAAAGAATTTAACCTTACAAGGTTCAGATATCCAATTAGATAGTAGTCGATTTACAATCGCTTGAATCTGTGGAATAAGAGTTGAAATAGAAAATGTAGAATCTGCAAGTACACCATATTTAAAAGCAGTAGAATTCGATGCAGAGTTTAGGTTTAATATCTGAGCACCACCAGCGGTATTAAGAATTTCCTTTGTTGCTTTTTCAACTTTTGTAACATCGCCAGTTGCATCATCTGGAAAACTTATCTCGTGTAATTCACCAGGAACAATAGCAGCAGAGATATATGGTGGTAATGCTTCTTCAAGCATACGATTGAAATACTGAATCATTATATCTGGATTTACAGCCCAATCATCTACATCATTACCCATTGTCTTCATTTCAAGCCATACTAATTTATATATATTAGCTGCCTGTTGAACTGCTTGATAATCAGAAGCATCCATAAGGTCAATCAATGATAAGAATATAGGTGTAAGCACGGGAACGATGGTTTCCCAGTCTTCAGACCTAAATTTAATACATACATTATATTCTTCTGGAATTAGCTGATATTTTTCATTTGTACTCTGATATGTACTCCACATACTATTGAATGGTTCACCCCAATATTCAAGAAGCTCCTGATGGCTACGGAAATAACTCATGTCCATAGCTCCTGCAAATGAACCATCAGGAAACATACCTGCTATTTTCATATAATCTGGATCTAATGGAAGAACAAACATTCCTTGACCTTCTGTATAATAAGCACATCCATAAAATACATCTTCTCTTAAAGTGATAGACGCAGCTTTACGAAATTCATAATTCAATCCTAAAGTGTCAACTATATCAACTGTTTCTTGATACTTTTGCAATGTGGATTGTACATCGTTTTCGCCTGAGATTATAAATGGAGGAACTATATTACGAATTGTAAGATCAATCTGATTTGCATAATATTTACAAAGACGATAATAGATTTCTGAACGATAATAAAGATAACGAGATAAGCTTCGTAGATTCTTTTCATTAGAAGAGATATTCTTTATGTATGATTTTACATCTTCCTTTGAGTAATTACTGATTGACGTATATCTAGATGATTTCTGAATATCTCGAAGACTTGTAATTGCACTTGTTGCGTCTTCATAACGTTCAAGTTTACTTTTATTTTTCTCATACCATTCACGCATTTCATTTGCGGTTGGCTGTTTTGGAGTAGAAGAAGTAGTTTTCTTCTGTGAATTATTTACTTTAGCAGGTGCATTAGAATTTGCATCTACTTTCTTAGGTCTAGGCATATTTGATAATGCACCTCCTTAATTGTATTTTGCTTTACGGATTGGAAGCTTTGAAACTAATGATTGTGTATCTTGTGTCTTAGGTTTTAATTTTAATTCCAATTGACAAGCACACCAATAAGAATAGGCAATAGAAGAATATCTATCTTTCCTCATACCTTCGACTTCTTTAACCTTGATATTTCCGTTTTTAACTTCATGATCCAATTTAATCAATTCGTAAACGGCAAACGTTGTTTGCACATAAGACATTTTCAATTTTGCTTGTTCTGTTGGAGACATTTTGAAATATCCCTTATATGTTTCTTTTAATGAGCTATCCGCATCCTGTTCAGAAATAAGAAAATTAATTTTTCCATTCTGTATACCATTTCTAAGTAATACACATATCTCATTATTAAAATTAGCATTAGCTTTTACAGACCAAACAACTTTATTAGCATCACGAACTTTGCATCGTTCAGCCATATCTTTATCATTTATACAAGTCATTGCCTGATATCTTTTACCGTTTTCTTGGCAAACTTGATCCTTGGTAATAAAATCATATACTCCCAAGCCAATTCCGTTTGTATCTAAAACTAAATCTGTACATTGATACTCATAAAAATATTTCATAACAATCATTCCTAATTCGTCTGTTTTCAAGCCTTCAAAAGTTTCACCATATACGAAATTTGATTGATATGCAGTATCATTTACTTGAATTAAGTCGTTAATAAAAATAGCAGAGGCATCATTTTTTTTCTTTTTCGTGGATTGCATAAGAGCAACGTCAATAGATAGAATTCTTTTACCAGTAGATGTTAATTTCGGAATTGTTATTTTGTCATTACAGAAACTCAATGGTGGAAATGCTTTGCGAAGTCTTCTACGAGCAGTTAATTCATCAAATTTAAACAAACTACCATCTGTATCACCAAACCATAGACATTCCATTTCCATCTGCTGAACAAGTTCATTGTAATCAGCTTCACTCATTTCATCTTCAAGCTGAGAACGAGAGAGTAATCCTTCACGCACCGATACCTGATAAGGTAATCCACATATGAAATATTTTTTTGTGTCATCAAAGAAATTAAGAGTGTAACTTTGCGCTTTTCTATAAGCCCATGAACTTTTAAAATATGCACTGGACATATATATTTCTTTGTTTCTTTCCTGCATATGAGCATATTCGGGTTTTTGTAAATATTTTGGCTGTCTTGGACTTGTTAAGAATTTACGCAATACAGTATTGATAACTGTTTCATCGACCATACGAAATTCATCAACAACTATGCAATTTGCTCTGGCTGATCTTGAATTTTCTGAACTGGTTCTTGTTTTTATCCATGAACCATTTTTGAAATAAATAGAAGCGTCATTTTGACCAATATTACATTTTTCTATTTCAGAACGTAATATGGAAGATTGTTTCATGAAATCATCTTGTATTTTCAACAAGACTTCGTTAGCCTGTTTTAAAGTTCCAGAACTAACAACTATTTTTGTACCAGGAAATAAAATACATCTTACACAACAGAAGAGGGCGGTAAGATATGTTTTTCCTTGACCTCTTGCTGCAAGATACATAACAAAATTGTAATGCATCATGCACCACAAGAGAATTTGCTGAAACCATTTAAGAGATAATCCCAGTACATCAATGACATACCTATGTGGGTTGTTACGATAATATCCTGCTCTCCAAGCAACAGTTTCCATTATCTTTTGTTGTTTATCTTTTTCTATCTCAGTCTGAGTTTTTAATTGAGGCATAAATTATACCTCCTCTTCAGCTTTCTGACCAAAGATTTTATCAAATAATGCTTCTGAATCAGTATCTTCATCATACTCAGGCTTTTTGACAGTATATTTAGAAATGAACTTTTCATAAGTAGAAGAAAATGCATTTTTCAATCCCATCATTTTAGAGAGATGCCCCTTAAAGAATACATCAATTAAGAGTCCAATTTTATCAGGATCTTTAAATTCACCTTCTGGTTCTGGAATTGGTTTTTCTTGTTCCCATTTATCAATAAGCTGCCCAAATGTAAGATTATCAGTTAATTCAGATGCAGTTTTTTGATTAGGTTTGATATTTAAACTTCCTAGCAGATTCTGTAAAGTAGCATCTAAATCTTTTGTATCCTTGCCATTTTTCTGAGCATTATCTATCTCAAGTTCCTTGCAACATACTCGTTTAAATAAAAGTTCCTGGGATTTATTTTCACATGGATAACGTGTCGTCCAGTCTTGGTATTCCGTCTCAAGATACATAAGTTCTTCATTATTATAGTTATTTCCAAATCTTTTTCTTGCTGTTTTGAGTGTTTTTTGAACAATCCTTGTATTTGTTTCAGGATTATTATCTATATCATCAATAGAAAATTCAGAGTCTTTATAGGAAGTGTTATTGTACTGTGGAAGAGAAGCTACCATTACAATAAGATTTTGAACAGCCGTTCCACGAACTTTTTCACCAACACCTTCATTAATAGCTTGTAACTGTGCGTTATAATCACTTTCGCTAAATTTCCAATCAAGCTGTCTAAAAGTGTTAATTGTTTTTTCTCTATTGTCTGTTCTAATGCCAGTTTTAGGATCTACGTCAGTACATAAATCTAAAATACAAGCCTTACACGCAAAATGCTCAAATCCGCTTTTACTTTTGTTAGATTTATAAAAATTTCCATTACCTTTAGTTGATTTCCATTTTCCACAATGAGGACAATAGATATAATCCAAATCTAGTAAATGGTTGTAGTCAATGGCTAAATCATGATACGCACCTTTTACATTATTTACTGTTAACTTTTTGACCTCATCATCAGTTTTGGCTTGTCTTAAATTAGCCATTGTTTCACCTTCTTTCCTTTTATTTCAACACAAAAAGAAGCCACTTCATACGAAATGACTTCTCAAACTTTCCAATATTAAATTTCCAATGAAAGTGCAATTTATTTAGAACGCCGTGTTAGGGATTCGAACCCCAAAGACTTTTACATCCAGACTGTTTTCAAGACAGCACCCTCGACCAATCGGACACACGGCATAAACGTAGCATATTGGACTCGAACCAATGCACCGAATAAACGATGACCTAAGATTAGCAATCTTGTGCAATACCAACTCTGCCAATGCTACAGATAAAGAGAGTCGCCTCATGAAGCAACTCTCTGTTACTATATAAATACCATATAGCCTCGCTGTCCATTTAAGTATCAGCTATTTATTGAAAATTTATTGTCTTTCTCATTGAGTTCTCAAACTCCGAACTTTCATTTAAACTGTATAGAACATATCCTATTGTTACAACAGTACCTGTTCGAAAACCGCAATAGACATAGAGCGGTAGTAAGTGTTGAGCTTACACACCTAAGTTTCGTATGCATCCAAAAAATAGGTTTTGGCATCAGGTTTACCGCATAATAATACTCGGTATGGGATTCGAACCCATGTTATCCGATAGAAAGTCGGAGGTCTTTGACCACTTGACTAACCGAGCATATTTAGGGTGGAAGAGTACCACCCATTATTTTTACAGAATAACTTCTGTTTCACCTTCAAACTTAGTATTTAATGTACGAATCTCAGCAAGTTTTTTACCAATTTCTTCCTGAATCTTAGTAGCGAAAAGTTCAACCTTTGCCTTACCAATCTTTTCAACACTATCAAAAGGTGCTTTAACTTCTGATTCTGGAATCTTTGTAACATCTACAGAGAATGTAATATGAAGATTTTCATCCACAACAAATGACTGGTTGATAATATCTTTTAATTCAACAGAGATAATAGTTGAATCATCAACTTCACTATCAGTTGTAACTGGATCTCCATTAGAGTCAGCTTTCATATTAGATTTAAAGGATATCTTAGAATATTCGATTGTTCTGACAAAATTATGTAACATATCTTTTTCAGTAGCAGCATCAGTATCAGATGTACCTAATTCTGCGACAGAAATATCTACACCAATAATATTTTCATCAATAGTTTTACTAATATTTAATTTCATGAATTTGTTCCCTCACTTTCAGTTTCATTTGTAATTACTTGTTTATATCCGTCTCTAATAGCCATAAATAAATCACGCAATACTTCTTTATCAATAGAGCAATCTAAATTTGACGTATCAAATTGTGGATCACTTACTGAAAAATCTAATGTTCCGTCATTCCGTGGCACGAACAAAATTTCCACGTTGTTGTTTAAGAGTAAAGTAATAGAATCTATTTTTTCACCATTGTTGGATGTAACTTTACGAACCTGTCCAACTTTTAATGGCTCTTGCTCAATAATCAATCTACTTGCCATTATATACGCTCCTTTCTTTTTTTCGTTTTCCTTTTAATCGTTGAGTTGCGGAAACAGGACTCGAACCTGCATTCTCTTGGTTATGAGCCAAGTGAGCTTCCATTGCTCGTCATTCCGCTATGATAATCAGCATAAAGCACTAACTAGCTGATATTGGACTGTACACATCCAGTTTATAAATTAGACACACTAGGTATCCATGCTTTTCAAAATCACTTTAATCAGATTTACTCGCTAACCAACACACGAGAAGGAGATTACTACCTGTGTCACCCAAAATATATTGCGCTTATATAGTGACACTCCATATTTATCTGTCTTTCCAGATGTCAGACCGCCCAGTAGTCATTCGCTATTATCTATCTCAAAAATTCAGAAAAGAAACTAGCGATAATTCCATTTCATATAAAAGCCTAATAGACATTGGTTTTTAATATTTAGACCACAAGCTCGAAAGACACTGTAGTACAAACTTGAATTTAATGGTTCTCATTAACGCAGAGAAGCACGATCACTTCTATGGTTGATATTGACCGTTTTAAGACTTACAATGCTATATGAATAGTAAATGCCAAAATATGTTAATCGTCTACTAAGGCAAGACCTTTCCATAACACCGCCAATGAGCAGTAGCAGTGGGAAGTTTTAGACCATTCCAAAGGTCAATAATTTCGCAAACCGACCTTTATATTTATGTCACATATCGGTCAGTGACAGCTCACTTGTAAAAATCTATCAACGGATTGATAGACCGCCCTCACTTCTTTTGGATGTGAGCAGCTTATTTAACTTATCTATGATGGGCGGTGTATCCATCATCTCAGATACTCCGAAGAGTGTGTAGAGAACCATTTTCTACCTATAGATAAGTTGTTGTATTTATTTATTCTTTTGTTTTAAGAATGCATATTTTTGAATTTGTCAAGGGTTAGATGAAAGCTTCATCGGGATTGTCAGTGTCTTCACGAATTACATACATCTGAGTGGTTTCGGAAGGATTATTTGCTTTCAGATTCATTTTTCTCTTTTAAAGCATTGATTTTTTCCATAACTTCTGCTTTAGTTTTAGGTTTGCAATAGAAGGAACGGGTTGTTTCTGTCGATTTGTGGTTGGCAAGCTCGGCTGCTAATGCTAAATCGCCAGTCTCTTCATAAACCAAATTTAGACGAGATTTTCGTTGGCAATGAGGTCTATAGTCAGAAATTCCAATTATTTCACCATATTTCTTCATTCTATCTCTGATTGCGCTATCACCCATAGGTTTATATTCTCCATTGTATTTTGTAATTAACAATGAATCACATTCCAAATGGTCATAATCATTCTTTCTCATTTCAAGCCACTCTTGAATAAGTTCTTTTGCAACATCACCAAAAACCACCTGTGTACGATATCCTTCCTTTTCTCTTATATCAATAAACATGTTATGTTCTAAATCAAGTTTGGATAACTGCAATCTCAACAATGCGCCAATTCTATTGGCAGAATCGAAGCTTACCTCAAATAAAATCTGATCTTGAATTGAATACTTATCATTTTCAGATAACTCTCTACGGATTGTTTGAACTTGTTCTTCTGTAAGGAAATACGAATTTAAAATATGTTCCTCATTTGCTTTCTTCATTCTATCGAGTTTTCCATCAAAAGGATGATATTTTACAAAACCACGTTTCATAGACCAAATATAGAATGAGCTAACGGCAGAAATTTTCATGTTAATAATCTTTTTATGATTCAGAAGTGTTTCCTGGCAGAACATAATATAGTTCTCCATAATATCAACAGCATCTTCCATAAACTCATCTGAATACAAATCTAAATCTCCATAATTTTCACCTAACCACATAAGGAAATGACGAAATAATCCTTCATATCTTTTATATGTAGTATCTTTAACATCCTGATTTTTTATAATATTTGATTGGAGATACTTCTTATATTTCTTCAAGTTATCAGGATTTATAAATTTCTCCTTATCCTTGGTAAAATATTTTACCCTTGTTACATGTGCCACTAAATCACTTCCTTTCGTATAATAAAAAGAAGTAGAGCAGTGGTAAACTAAGCTACTTCTTGTAAAATCTCATTTATTTTATTTTGCAATATTTCTTTATAACTTCCGTTTTTCATTTCAGATGAAAACAGAAATAGATAATTACATTTGTTCTCTATAAGTATTTTTTCTTTGTATAGCATTTTCTGTTGATACTCTTGATGACGTTTGTACTTGTATTCATAATGTCTCCAATCTGCCGTGTCGTTAGGTATAACACCTGCAATTTCAACATATAACTTTTTACCGTTAGGCAAAAGTATACAGTAATCACAATTTGTTTTTCGTTTCTTGTCACTATTTGTAAAAGTCTTATACATTACATCTCTAAAATATGATTTGTTATATTCATATCCAAGAGAACGTATATGTGTAGAAAAATCAAATTCCATAGTTGATACAGCACGTTCACCATCATCAAACGTATATTTAAAACTAAAATTATTTGGATTCATTTCAAATCCAAGGCTTTTAATATAAGCAAATACATCTAAACCTTCACGCTTAAATGCTTTTGTTATTGATTTATGTTCAATATTATTTTTATGATATAAACCACTTTCTAAATCTTGCCATGTAAGAAATTTTCTACCAGTTTTTTCATATAGATTATTTAATGCCTCTGTAATAGTATTCCTATAATATTCAAATGGATAAAGAGGTTTATCTGTTGGTGTAGGCATAAGACCAATTTCTTCTTTAGCTTTATTAAGACCACCAAACATTCTTACCAATACAATCATTGAAAAACCAATTTTCTCAAGTGAAATATCTTCTCGCAAAATTGGTCTGCCTAATTTTTTCTCAAGATTTATAAGTGCATTCGCAATATCTTCTTTTTCTTTTTTGAGCTTATTGCTTTCATAACCACACCAACGCACGAAATCATCATATTTTTTCACATTTTTATCTGGACAATATTTTACGAACCAAATTGGATTTGGTAAACCATATTTATTATTCATTAACTCATTTCCGCATAAAGCATGACCAATATTATCACTTACTTCTTTAAATCTTTTGACATATAAATCATAATCTTTACTTTCTGTCCTTACGTGAGATACCTTACCAAACTGTAATAAGAAATCATTATAGGTGATACTATTTTCTTTTAATACACGAGTTATAATTCTGCCTTGTGGCATATTATGTTTTGAGTCACATTTTGAATATACTGGCACTTCACCGTAAGTATCAATAAATTGATTATACAAAATAACCAAATCGTCATAAGTTACTTTAGTAGATTGGACTTCTTTATCTCCAACCTTTAACATTCTTGTTCCCATAATTTCCCCTACACTTTCCCCTACACATACAATAAAAATAGAACAGTAGAAGAGGTGTGTAGGTTGCCTCATATACTTGGTAGCTACTCCAAGTACCTACTGTTCCATAAATCCCACAATCAGCTATGACACTAATCATGAGCACATATATTTATTCTCTGTTTTCATTAACAGAAACATAGAAAATTGACTTTAATAGGATTCGAACCTATATCCATTCCGTCAGTGGCTTTCACACTGGTGTCTGCGGTTTTACCTTGGATGCTTTGACCATTAAGCTATAAAGTCATAACAAAAAAGAGTGTGCAGTTTACACCACACACTCTAAATAATCTAAAATCCAAAAGCCTTTAACATCTTCTGAATATCTTCATGACTTAACTCATTGCTAGAGTAGTAAGAATAACTCATATAAGAGTCGCCATCTGATCTACTAGCAGTAAATCCGTGAGTATTTCCATCTTCGTCTTCAGAAGTATGTAAATAAGTTTCATCATGCGCAGGACAGTTTTCACAATCACCATCGCAATCATCATATTCATTGCCAATTCCTACTTCATATACCTCATCAGCTTCAATCTTTGGAATAATCTTGGAATTACAATCATCAAAGATGTATACAACATCGGCTTCAATAAAGATGTATCCATTATCTCTCTTAACTGGTTCGCACCAGATTTCATCATCTAATAAGCTAATAACGAAAGCATCGTCATACCCATCCCATTCTGGATTACCAAACTTATCAATAAATGCAATACCGTATCCAATTCCAATAAGTTCACGAATAATCTCTTTTGCATCTTCATATTTAGCAACAACGTCTATTGAGTTGTATTTGTCATCAGATTTTATTCTATCGTATGTATTTGAAACAACACAAGCAAAATCTTCATAGTCTTCAAAATGTAATGTTTTTATAATAATCACAACCTTTCAAATTAAGCGTTCTTTACGGCATCTTTAAGTGCCTTACCTGCTTTAAACTTAGGTGCTTTTGAAGCTTCTATGTGAAGTGACTCACCTGTAAGTGGGTTTCTACCTTCTCTAGCAGCTCTTTCAACTACTTCAAATGTACCAAAACCAACTAACTGAACCTTGCCACCTGCTATAAGTTCATCAGTTATTGATTTTATTACACCATCAACAATAGTAGTTAAATCCTTCTTTGATACATTTATATCAATATTTTCCTGTGTCTTTGCAACTAATTCTGTCTTATTCATAAAAAAAAATCTCCTTTTAATCTATAATGTTTTTGCACTTTTAATATAATAAATGCTGATTTAATAAAAGAGGGTAGTAGTCAATACGATCTACTCCCTCAAAAAAATCTTATTCAACCCAAAGCTGAACCTTATCAATATATCTACCAAAACAACCAGCATATCCGTCCTGTCCATTTACAGTTTGATCATCTATCTGAACAGGGTAATATTCGTCCATACCCTGTGGCGATACCTGTATATATAGACACTTGTATTCATAACCATCAGGTGTATAGAATACTGCTTTTAATGCGTCAATAGGTGTTCTACCGTTACCTGCGTAACCATTTTCGTCATCATTAATGTCATAGCCATCAACTTCTGGAAGCCAATCGCCGTTAAGTAAGTGAACCTGATATCTTACATAACCTTCACTAACACCAATGGCAATACCTGTAATTGCCTGATCATCACTAGCACCAGCCCAATCATCTCTATCATGAACTTCATCCCACCAACGATTATTTGACTTAGCCCTATAATAAACATCAACATGACCTAAATCATTAGTTCTACCACCTGTAGTTTCATTATTATCCGAACTATCATTGTCAGAACAATCTTCACTTGAATCTTCTGATACTACTTCGCCTGTTAAGGCTTCGACTATAGCATTCGCACAGGCTTCAGCATCCCATCTGTTAGCATCGTCTCTATCATCCACGAAGCAACATTCAATTAAGATAGCAGGGGCTTTTGTGTTTCTAAGAACATAAAGTCCTGAATTGGTTTTAAATCCTCTGTTCCTAATATTAAGTTTTTCTGAAATTGCCTCACAAATCTTCGAACCAATTTCTTCTGTTCCAGTGTCATATCCGTAAACTTCTGTACCACCAGTAGAATCATCGCCTTCGTAATCATCTCTACCAGAGTTAAGATGTATAGATATATCTAAATCAACATTATGTGAATTACATTTAGCAACAATCGCTGCTAAACAACCATTCTGTGACGTGTTTTCATCACACGTACAATCATAAACTGTATGTCCAAGTGCTTCTAACTTTGCAATTACAGCATTCTTGACGATTCTGTCTTCAACAGACTCCTGTAAAATACCAACTGCACCATAAGCACCCTGATTCTGTGGACAGTGACCTGCATGTACATTATATGTAGCCATTTTATATTCCTCCTATACAAAATAAATAAAAATAAAAGAGGGTAGTATAAAACTATCCTCATAATCGTTAAACTATTATTTTTTAATTTAAAATAAATTTGTAAGTCTCTAAATGTCCATATTTTTTATCATATCCATATATACAACAAGAAGGTTTTGCACCTTTCATAAGTTTTTCACTATATGGACAACTGCCAACAAAACTTGGGCATACAATCACTTCACAATCAGTATCAGACATTTCACCTACAGTACCCATTTTGGCAGCATGGTAATGTGCTAAAAATACAGTGGTATAAAATGTCTTTTTGTGATACGTAAGATCCTTCAATACATTATCAATATTATTAATCGTATGTCCATGCATTGCAATTGTCTTAAAATCAAAAATAGGAATTTCAATATATTCATATCCAAAATTCATATGTGGAATAATTCGAGAATTATTTACTAATACATCTTTAATGTAGTTACAAATAACATATTCGACATCCTCAGATGCAATTTCACTTGCTTTTGTTCCGAGTGGACGTGTCTGAGAGTGATTAGAAGTAGGACAGTGATAATAATCAATAAAACAATATTCCGATAAATCATTTAAAAATCTTGCAATTGTTTTCGCTACAAAAACAGTAGCTTTTACAACAGAAGATTCGTTCAATTGTAAATCGCTTAATCTGAGAATTCCTTGAATGTCATCGCCCATACATAAAACTTTTAAATTGGAAATGTTTTTATCTAAAACAAAATTCACAACATCAGTATAGAGTTTTTCAAATCTCTTTGTAATTTCTTCAAAAGAGTAATCATTTGTCTCAGTTACAAAATTTGCACCTGCGTGAATATCTGCAATAGATAAAATATATTCATTTTTCTGATTTAAAGTATTAATATATCTAAAATTTGGAACGTCATATAAAGATATTTCATTCGCTACATTCTCGTAAAATAATTCAAACCTACTCTGTTGTCTTATTTGACGTGAATATTCTGTTTTTGTAGCATATAATTTATTTCTTTCTTTTTGCAATTCACGTTTTTGGATTTCGATTTCCTTTAACTGAGCTTCTGAATCAACAAATTTAGACTGATTTGCTTCTAACATTTTTTTAAAAGCCTGATACTTTTTTCGATAAGTGCTTTCACCAAAATCATTTCCAGTAAGCTCATTGATTATATTAGCAACATTCTGCCAAGAGCCTATCTGCTCTTTATCCTCACATATTCTATATATAAGCTCCTCGTCTGTTTCATTTTCAAAGCGTTTATAAGAAGTTATAGTAATCACATCCCTTCTTACTCTTCATCAGACGGAACATCCAATTCCTCATCTGTCTTTAATGCAACAGTAAAATCAATTACCTGATTCTTAAATGAAGTAAGCAGATCTGTTACCTTTATTTCCTGCTCCATTTCATTTTCATCTGTATATGTAATAGAAGTACAATCCTCTGAGAGTGTACCTGCCTTTACTGTTAACTTATCTGTAGTTGTTCTTGTAAACTTTAATTTACTAGCTGCCATTTTGTTTTCTCCTTTTGGTCCATAACATTAAAAATTCCCACCAGAACGCTTTCTGCCAGGATTATAATACATTTGTTTCGTTTTATTCTGTTTTACTTTGATATACTCACGAATCTTTCTGATATAATCTTCATCATAACTTAAATGAATATGTGACTCCAAATAGTAACATCCACAATGAGTAGGAATTTTATTTGATAATACATTGTCAATAAGTTTGTATGATGGATTAAGATTCGAGAGATGGGTATGCTTTTCTGTATCTTCTTGTCTACAGATACGATAGCCATTTTCGGTCTTGTCAATATAAAAATCTTTATATTCTATTCGATTTTTCATAGCCAGCACCTACTTGACGAATTTATCTTCGATGTAACGCTTTCCACTACAAGTCTTGTAATAACCTATGTGTTCGCCATTCCGATCTACATATCCTCGTCTTGTGTTTCTAATTACACCTTCAGATAATAATTTTTCAATTTCATTTTTTGAAATGTACTTAATAATTTTCACTTCTTTCTTGATTTATTTCCTACATAAGCAGGATAGTAGTTGGAAATGTAGGATTTGAACCTACGACCTCCTGAACCCAAATCAGGCGTTCTAACCAAACTGAACTAATTCCCAAAATAAAAAATCCCATACCGAAGTATGAGATTCTTACCTAATATGAGCTGAGATATTTGACTCAATACACTAACATCTACTGTGGTTGGACACAGTTTATCACACAAGCGATTAACTTGTAGTTAGCAACAACACCGATTTTGACATAATCGGCAAACTCTTACCACAAAGTATTATAGATTTTCTTTCTGCACATTCTTCCTTGCGAGATTCATAGGTTGCAGCCTATTAGAGTTGTACGTACTTGTACTTTCTCATATAACACCTTGCGAGTGCTATATGTCACCATATTACAGGTGAATAAGTTGTTTTTCTCTTTGCGGTCGCACACACTTTTGCTGTTTTGTAATTTTCTTTTAAATATTTTTACCTAAAATATTTTGATTTCTTTCAAAAGTATGTACTTATTATGGACGATGAGGTGTACATTTGACCATCAGTACCTTTTGAGTACCGCCCAATCATCACCATCCTGCTCGGATTGCGATCTCCTTGCTTTTTGATTCCATCCCTGTTTTTCAACTTAAGAGATATTATCAAAATCCTATCAACAGTTATACTTGCGGTATTCCCGTCAATAGTACACAAATCATCCCCACATTTCTGTGTTAATACAGTGCCTATTTCGAGACACCCACCAAATCAATTTGTTTAAGAATCTCATGCAATGCAATTGATTACATAAACTCATAAATAGTCATTATCAGTTGACCTCTGACCTTAGATATGGCGTAGATTTTATGTGTTTTCCGTTAAACTGTATTATACAGTCGCAGCCTTATAATACGATAAGAACCACTTTATACGTGTCGCCACGCTTATTTTAAGATTCAACATCCTCCGATCCGAAACCGACCAGTCCTATAAAAAATAGGATAACTCCCACAACAGGATTCGAACCTGTAACTTACGAATTAACAGTTCGTTGCTCTACCATTGAACTATATGGGAAGAGTATCAGTGATTACACGATTTTTTAAATAATGCAACCACCGATATAAGAAAGAGAGGTTAATTTATAAAATAAACTTTTAATATTATGTAATGCCACATAGGGCAGGATATTAAGAAAAGCTGATTTCATTCTAAATCTGCAATGCCACTCAGAAGAGCAGCAGAGCAGACATACAAAGATTGTCGGTTTGTTTCTTCCATGACAATCGTTTTTGTATCATATTTTTGTAAATATTTCACTATATCTACATTTAAGAAAAACGAATTCTTTGTGAAAATATACCAAAAAACCTTATAAATCAAGGGTTTTCAGAGTTTTAAGAAACTTCACACATTGAAGTTTCTCTTGATTTCCTCATACTATTTCTTTGCCATTCGAGTTGTTTTTCTCTTGCACAATATTTACAATACTTATCATTTGTGCCTTTTATCCTAATTTTTCTTCCACATCCATTTACACACTGCTTGTAGCCTTTTTTAAAATTTCCTATGTACTGGTTTCCAATATTTTCAAATTTAGTTACTTTATATGCAACATCATCATCTGTATCTCCTAAATCTATTTTTATATTAAGATTATTCACCTTTTTCCCAAAATGAATATAACCATTACTATATAACTCATGCAACAATTCATTCTTTTTATCAGATGAGAGAGTAACATTGGCAAGTTTAAATACTTCTGAAAGACCTTTTGAGTCTTTTTTATTTATCCATCCTTCACTATTCATATATCTTGCAATAGCAAATAATGTAAACATAAATTTCTTTTGGCGATCATTTGGAAGAGACTCCACGACTTTTAGTTCTTTTTCATAGATAGGAACATACTCAAGTTCCCTAAAGAGATTTTTTGATTCTAAATCATATATATCAATACATGTTTTTTTGATTTTATTGGCATATCTATATTCCTGATATCCTTCAATATTGAATTCAAGCATCTTTGCTTTGACTGTATCAATTAGAATATTTGGATCTTTACCTCTATCAAAATAATACTTAGCAATCAATGTTATTAGATATCCATTCGAGATATTGTCTGGTTTGTTGCCAGACGCTAATATCTCTCTAATATATTCTTTTTCATTCAGTATATACAACTTTTTCCTCCATTTCTTCTAAACGTTTAATAATTAGTTCTCCAATACAATCCCAACAAAACTGTCTATTACCTTTATATCCATAAGTCATATCAAGAATGATATTCATACGTTCATCATCATTTGGACATATTTCTTCAGCTTTCTTCTTAAACATTTCAACCATACTTGCACGTTGATAATATTTGTCGAATTCATCCTGTTTATCAAAGATATCGGTTCTATTTAGTTGTATTCCTTTTTCTTTCCCCTGTTTCTTTTTATATTCTTTAATGCATTCACAATAATATTGTTCAAGTTCTCGCAGAGCTTGTCTGTGTTCTTCAGTACAACGTCTTTTAACCTTCAATGTATTATAATCAAATGAAGAGTCCTTATGTAATTGAGATTTGTAACCATCTAACTGACTTTCAACATATTTACAAATCTGATTCATAGAACAATTCCCTGTACCAACTGGCATTTTTCTCTCATACCAAAAAAGAAAATCTTCTTGTTCTTTTGTAAGGGTATCTTTATTATGTAAATCCTCAATAGAACATTTATAGATAGCATAGCATTTAGCATTACTTTCTTTAATGTATTGCTTGTACTGTCTTTTTGTCTCATCGTAAACATAAATCATAAAGTATGGTTTTCTGTATGCACAAAGAGATTGCAAATATTTATTCTCTCCGCAAGCACCAAGATTATACCAACTGCTTTCCATTGGTTTTGCAATGATTCCCTTAATTTTGTCCAACTCATTTTGTTGATAAAGCTGACCACATTCTATTCTGTATTCTAATTCTTTATATTCAGGTGAATCTTTCTCGAAATGAGATTGAACTTCCATCATAGATGTGACATAATTAGTGATTGTTCCAACTTGATTTCCCATACCTGCTTTATTTGTCTTTTTAACGGCAGCTTCAGTGACAACAATTTTTTCCGCATTTCGTTGGACACATTCAATAGCAGGTAGGTATCTATAACGTCTTTTCATAACTGAATTATTAGTAGAAAAGTTCAGATCGGAGTCCCAATCTTCCCCATTCTCAGCCATACAAAATGAGTCCCAACCGTTTATAATCATGATAGTATTCATATATTGATACCAATATTGGCACTCATCGGACGAATTAACACGACACATTCTGATATTGTTATGACTTGTCATAGGACTTCTAAAGAGAACAATTTCATCCTCATTTCGATCAATCCAGAATTTTGAATAACATTCATTTGCTTTTAATAAGCCTGTAACTTCCAAACCACAAAGAGACTGCATAAGAGCAAATGGATCGCCACTTGCAATCTGATAATTACCATTTACAAACAACTTACCAATTTTTGCATCATTCATTTTTTTCTTGATATATCTATGTACAGAGTCGATTATATATGGATCTCCCAACATATATTCGCTTGTATATAAAGCACGTTGCCATGAATTTACATCAGTATTTTCATTAATACCAAGAAACTTAACGGTAGAAGAGTAGTCTCCACACATTGCATCTTTTAAATATTTGATTGTTGGCGCACATAACTCCTCAATATCTTCATCTGTAAATTCATACGACTGAAGATACTGATAATTTAATTCTCTCTGTTCTTCAAGAATATGTGGTGAAATTTTTGTTACAGAAAATCCATATCCACATTCCTTATATGCATTTACATACTGTTCAATATTATCATATGCTCCCCATAATTTGAGAGACGATTCTGTAACAATCATTTCGCATTGACGAATATCTTGCATGTTTCCCCAAATATCTTCAATCATATAATTGCCATTATTATATTTTTCAATAAATTCATAAATAGGGAACGGATAGAGCATTCCTTTGAGCCATGCGTTTCTCAAGCACACACCGCCAGGAATATAATCAAGACCTAAAGATTCAGCTACTCGGTGCATATATTGTATAGTACAAAGAATAAAACCGTCAGATACATTGTTTTCAAGAACTTTATCTTTAATAATTTCTCTTGTCGGTTCTTTTGAATCACCGCCATCATCGAGTGATATAACATCTGCAAAATATTGTGTAATACAATCTTTTACGACCAAAATTCCATGTGGATCACAAATCGGTTGTGATGCAGAGCATGTTAATGCTTTGTAAGCTTCGTATTTTGCAGGAACTAATTTAGTATCTGGATTTCTCTTGCATTCACATAATTCATTTAATTTGTCAATGTATTGTGAATTGCAGAAGAGAAGAGTATTGTTTTTTAATCCACCAGTAGTTCCAACAAAGCGTTTATAATTAACACCATTTATAGTAACACCTTTTTTACCAGTCACTCTTGCGAAATCAGATTTTTTATCAACAACTACCTGCATAAATATTTTTGAAAAATCAATACTCCAAATAGGTTTTTCTAAAATCTTATTTGCCATTATGCGGAACTCTTGGGCTTCAAACAGTGATATGAGTTCCTGATATTTAAAAGCCTCTTCTTTGGTAATCTGTAAATCCCAATTAGAATACTTTAGTTTATTTGTTCCAATTTTAAAAATCTCATATTGAGGTACGCTAATACCAGCCATAAATCCTCCTTTTGTTTATTACTAATATTTTCTAAGTTTATTTAGCATAAATTCCACATTATCTCCATGTAATTCAATTGAAATTTCTTGATAACCGCTATACCACGGATTTGTATAACAATCAAATTCAGCACATATGTCAATGATTTTAGATTGAATTGTGTTTCGTTTAGGTTCTAAAAATCTCTTCCTTTTAGTTGTATAGCATTCATATATTTTTCCAACTTCATCAGATCTTCCAACCATTATTTCATGTTTTTGAACTGTTGCAGTCAGAATGTAGTCGATGGCTTCTTTGTAATATTTCTTTACTGTTCCATCTTTCTTTTGAAAACAATACACTTTGAATCCTCCTTTTTTTATTTACACTTATATATTCTCCAAATGAAATTTCTATTTTTTAATATTGCTATAATAGATAATATTCGCTTAAACCTAATACATCATATATAATATTTCCTTTTATACATACATCTTTTATTTTTAAGAAATTCTATATAAGTATCTGCATAATTACCAGAAAGACTACCTTTTATAATAGCCTAACATATATGGTTTTGATATATCCAGATATAAATGCCTTGCTGTTGCAAAGTATTCGTCTACATCAGGTGTGTATTCAACACTTAATTCCTCACTTAAACATTCTATTCTTTTTCCTTTATTTTCAAGTTCTTTATTTGTACCAAAAAGGTAATTTACTAGCTTATCTGTATTATTATTAGATTGTCTAAGTCCAAAAAGTGAAGGTATTTCAGCTACTGGGCATCCATTTTCAATTCTCCACTGTATATTTCTTTTAATATAGTACAGGTTACTTTCTACTACTGGCTCTAACATCATAGCACTAAGCGTATAAGCCTTTATTTCACCAGTATCATCTCTTTCTATATCTTTTCTTGATGTATCAATTAAAATCATATTATGCCTCCTTATAAAAATATGTGATATAATATATTTTTTTGTCTTTATTTTTCAAAATTAAATATTACATATAGTTTTAAGTTTAAGAATAAATACCTATTTACTTACACATTATTCAAAATAAACAGGTACTTTTCCAACACTAAATCTTTTCATAATTAGATAACTTATATACCCATCAACTAATTCAAAATTCCTATCAATGATAATAGGACTAAGCTCACCATACTTAACAAAATTATTAAGTTTTCTTCTATACTTAAAATAACTAGGTGGGGTAGCAAGGAATATATTCTTAATCTTTATTTCACTAATAGGAATCCAATATTCAATACTTGTTTTATAATCAATATCAAAAAATATTCTTAATTTATCAACTATCATAGTATCCTTCCTTTCCCATTTCCTTAAAATCATAACCTAACCAATTAACTAAAAAATCATAGCTAAATATGCAATCTCGATGAAGATACTCACCTTCAGAATTAACTATAAATTCATCTCCATTAAATATTCCCTCTTTACAATAACAACATATGTAATTACTTTTCCTATCTTCGTGTAATGGACATCTTTCAGCATGTCCAGAATCTCTTCCGCAATATTCACAAGCCATTTTCATACCTCACATTTTATTTTCTCATAGCAAAATCCATAATCTGTAGTGTAATAGATATGCTTAATTCCTAAATCTTTAATAGCTGCCATACAACTAGAGCAAGGACGACACATGCCAAACTCTTTATCAAATCTTGTTCTGAAAATATACAATTTTACTTTGGAAAAATTTATATTCAAATGACGAATAGAATTAAGACAATTAATTTCAGCATGTAATGTTGGTTTAATACCGTTCTTATTCCAAGACTTTCTATATCTGTTATAATATTTCTGTATAGGATGCGTTTTAATTGTATTACAACCAATTCCTATTACATTTCCTTGATAAACGGCTATACAACCTATATGTGTTTTTCTATAGTCTGATAAATCCGCAGCCGTTTTTGCTTTCTCATAATATTTATAATCACTTTTACTTAACATTTAACTTTTCTTTCTCATATAATGCATTGCCACGTTCAAAACAATCAAGTTCATACTTAGTACGATTGATATAACGTGTAAAATCAGTATTTTCAATATATCTTGTCACTTCCATACAAAGCACCTTTTTATCTGGCACATTAAATTCAATAACACAAGGCTCATCTATTAAATTAAACCTATCAACACTATTATTCTTAATAAATAGAGTAGTATCATATAAACTCTTTTCCTTATTCCATCTGCTCATAGCAAGTATTGAATATCCATTATTCATATCAACTGTTATAGCTGTGTCAGCAATTATCTCGTATCTCATTATGCAATTTCCTCGCTTTCTTTATTGTCTCTGATAATACATTCTCTTTTTCTATCATTATCAAATTTCAAATCAGTAAAAATTCTTGCAACAATATCTAAATCAGTTCCACCAAAATCTGCTCCTGATTTTAATAACAATGGTGAGCAAATTAACTTGTTGCGAGCCTTAAGTTCCATAGTTCTTGTCATTACATGATTTTCTGTTTCCTTTGTCATTAATTTTTAGTCTCCTTGTTAATAAAATTTTTTTAGCCATATCATCGCTCCTTTTAGTGTGATACGTGTTTTTGTTACATATTTATATTCTCTAAATGAGAATTGATTTAATGTTAATTAAAGTGGGGATTTTCTAATTCACTGATATGTGATATAATCAATTTGATGTGTATACACGATTTTTAATTGTAACTCGTAAACCAAGGTCACAACTGATTTTATATCAGGTACGAAAGGCGTGATTATGCACATAAAATTGATATGTCCTATCAGAGTTTTCTTGTGTGACTGCACATGTTTTCACAGAAGGGAGGTCTGGTTAGGATAATTAATTTAATTTTGACACCTGGGATTACCATAGCTGTTATAAATCTTGTTAAGTATTGTGTTAGAAAGTTCACAGAATACAAAGAATTAAAACTGCTTGTAACTTCAGGCAAGAAACGTGTTACCGTTACGAAAAACGGTATTTCGTATGAGAAGTAGAATAAAATAGGTACGTGATTTACTATTTTATTCATTCTCATGCTGCAACCTTATTTAATATATTCACCAGTGAATTAGAAGCCTCACTGCAAATTGGAGCGTTTAGTGTAACACTCATTGCGCAAATTTATGGTAAAGAGATATTGTCATAGGAGATAGTATCTCTTTATGTTCTTACATATTAATATTCTCTAAAAGTTCTATCTGTTTTTTAATTTCCTCACATGGATCATATTTATTATCAATTCTTTGACCATGTTCATCAGTTATAAAATGTCTGTAATCAGCAAACACCTTTGGAGTAGTAGTATATTTTTCTTTGCCATCCTTAATATGTTTTTCTCTCTTCATAGGTTGACATTTTACAATTTTAAGTTCTTCCAAAATGTCAACTATACGACCAATATATCTTTCAGAAAGTCCAATGTCTTCTGAAATAGTCTTAAAATATCTATAACAGCATAATGGCTTACCATCCATTCGATTCAAATTAACACGAATATAAGAGAGTACAAGTAAAATATAAGCTGATGATATTCTTGCAGTATCAATCTCTTTATCCTTCAATTCTTCTTTGAAATTTAATATTACATCCAACTCATCAAAATAAATAATTCCAAATTTATCAGGTACATCAAATTTTTCTATATTAAGTTTTACTTGCTGATATTTGACCGAATTGGTCTTTTCTTTTAGACTTTTCTCAAAATCTGGACATGATTCAAAGTATCCATAATGAGAGAGAAGTGATAGAACTTCATAATATTTCTGATTTATCTTTCCATCTCTGTAGTTAGGTTTCAATTTAGACCAGTGGCAAAGTTCTGTTGTGGAAAATGCCACTGTGTCATCAAGTGACCGCCTTGCACAAAGATATGAGAAGATTATCACACGTTTAGACGAGAGATCTTTATCATAAATGATTTCTCGTGGAATTTTTACATAGTTTGGCAAGATGTATCACCTCACTATGCTAATCTTCAAGTTTACTCATTTTTAATCGTTTTGTTTTTGGAACTTTATAGTTATATTTAGATACAAAAATCTTTGCGTATTTTGTAGATGTTTTATCCGTATATGTATCACTATCTGCTTCTTTCTTAATTGAAAGTGGATCTGAGATAGATAACACATTTAATAAACGTTTTTTATCAAATTCCTTATTATATGTTTCATAAAAATCAAACATTCCTCTAATAAAACTCCACTGTAAAGATATTGGATTTCCACTAAAAGCAGTTTTATGAATATCCATACACTCAATAAATTTCTCTTTTTTATTTGTAGATACATATTCTTTATACAAGTTTAATAGTGAAGCAGTACAATTAATCTTATAATCGCTTCCTGATTCTTCTCCAAAAATATTTAATTTAAATCCAAGAGATTTTAAACAATTATAAAAATCTTGCTCATCTTTATTCTTTTTATATGTACCTCTGATTTGAGCCGTTAAAATTCTTTTACTACTCTGTGGTTGTCTTTTTGTATTTTCTTGAGCAAACCAATCATTTTCTTCCTGTTCAGTTAAGCCATAACGCAATTCACATCTAATAGATTTCCATCCAACACGTCTTACGATACCTACTGTATGCTGACCATCACCCATTTTTCTAGTACCATCATTTCTCACACTAATTTTTGGACACTCAACGGCATCTTTATCAAATACTCCTGGTTTACTGTTTTCTTCAATAAATGCATGATTTAGTGGTCTTTGGTAATCTGTCATTGACTCTAATTCATCAAGTGGAATGTTTTTATACTCTTTTTTAATTAACATACTTTAATCCTCCATTTTTAATTTTGTATTTTTTGCTAATTCAATAGCTGTTAATAGTTTCGTTATATTATTCTCTGCATTTGCAATACATTCATCTAATTCTGATTTGTTGACTCTATTTTCCATATCTTTAAGAATACTAACAAATCCATCATAATACATTTGGAAATCAGCATTCATACATTCAATAATAGAAATTCTATAGTCCCAAATAGAATCAAGATATTCTTTTGACTTTTCAGTTTTAAGGTCTTCGCATATTTGTTTGACTTCATCACTGACTTGATTTTTTTGAGAATTTTGAATAGTAGGAGATGATGTAGTTAGTTGATCAATATTATATTCTCTAGTTTGATTATCAGATGATTGTGTTTTTTTCTTTTCATTTTGTAATGCTCTATATCCAGCATTTATGCTTTTTTCGCCTGATAAAACTTCTTTTTTTAATTCCTCGTTATCAGATTCAAGAATTTTCTTACCTTTCGAATATGTATCAGTAGAAACGCCTGCTGTGTTGGCTAATTTTTTTGTTGTATTAATTGGAATAATAGGGTTTTCAGATTTCTGAAAAGGCTTTTTATTTTTACCAACGCCATAATTATTCCCAGCCTTTGCAAGATTTTCTTTCGCCTGTTTTTCATAAATAGGTCTATACTTCTCAGTTACAGCAATTCTTTGTATGGGAGACAGATTACGTCTTCCTAGCTGAATATCTAGCATCCATTGCATAACTTCTTCTTTTGTTTCATAAGCAAGCGTTCCAACTACGTATTCAATATTATGTTTCTGACACACAGAGTAACGATTATGACCATCTACAATATAACCATGCCATTCCATAATAGGAAAATTCTTGTCAAATCCATTTTCTACAATATTTTTTTCAAGTCGTTTGTACTCATCATCAGTAAGTGGTGGTAATAAATCCCTTAATTCAGGATCAATCTTTAGTTCTTTTTGTTCCATTTTCTTTCCTTTCTTCTAAAACATAATTTACAGTTACAATTTGTGAGATGAGAGTGTGGTAAGTGGTTCAATAGTATATTCTCCATTTGAATTCACAAAACATTAAAAATTGCACTTGTATGAAATTGTTAAAAATTTATTTGGGTACATACAGCATGTACCCAAAAGTGAAAATTTACTTCATTTGGGTACATCTCAGCTATCAATTTTGTGCAGTCTATATCTATATAGACTCATATTATCAAGAGAAGAATATTTACAGCGCAATTTGTTTCACAAATTACTCTGTAAATAAAAAACTTTTATTGAATATTGGTTGAAATATACTTTAAACCATTTTTGGATATGAAATATTGATAAGTATCTTTGACGTTGTTATATTTAAAAACTAGAAAATATTTATTCTTAATTGCAAATTCAGTTGCTTTTGTTCTTTTATTCTTATTAATGGTAATTAAATTAAGTTTTATAAGAATATCTCGAAAATCATTATATCTATTTTCGGAAGGCAAGATATGTTCATCCTTAAGCTTATGCCAAACATCCTGGATTTTATTTTGATCTTCTATCTTAATATTTTTCTCAATTGGATATTGTTGAATATGAATCTCAGAAATAGATACTTTTTTCCTTAATAAGAAAGAATCAAAATCATAATGATTTAAAATATATTCTCGACCTTCAGAATTAACTTCTATAATCTTTCGTTCCTGAAGTTTATAGCACAAATAAACACAATAAATATTTTCAATTACATATTTTTTGTATAAATTTTGTTCAGTTAACTCTTTTAATATTATATTTGCGACCTGTTTTGCTTTTTCCTTCCCTCTAATAGATGAATTAGATAATATTAAATTTTCAATGGTATCTCTTTGACGATAATCAAAAGTATTCGTTGTGCTATCAAATACGTATTTATTTTTTAAAAATTGAGATACTACAACAGAATTTGCAATCTCTTCACAAACCAGTAATTTTCTTTTATTTGATAAAACGTCTTTTAATGTGTTTTCTATGTTATATAATTCATAATTTTCTTTTTTATATTTTTCTATATAAGCATTTTCCAACATTAATAATTTTGATTGAGTAATAGTGACACTATCTCTTTCAACTTCTTGCAAAACTTCAAATTTAAAAAATGACTTCCCAAACTTATTAAAATCTTGTTGAAGATAATAATTGGCGTGTTGATTATTCAAAAGATCGTTTTTATGATTAATCCATCTTTTATCAATATCAAGGCTTTCTCCAATATATAATTTATTCGTTTTTAAATTTGTTATAGAATATACTCCGATTATAATAATTCCTTCTTTCTTTTGTTTAATTGTTATTGGTTGATTTAGGTACATAATGTTTTGGATTGATATTTTTTATTTGGGTACATATATGATGTACCTATGTGAAATTATTCTCCATTTAATTCTTGAATTTCTTCTTCTGACATAGAATCCAATTTCTTTAACGCTCTTTCAATATAAATAAGTTCTAATAATGTGAAGTTATCTATTATTAATTTTGTATCATGGCTATTAATGATATCTATATAAATATGATTAGATAATTTCTTGGCAACGGATTTTCTTGTTCTCTTAAATAAAATTGATTTCTTCATAATATCATTCTCCTTTTGAATTATTCTTTTCAATTGTCTAACCAGAGATGTTCTTTTCTTGCTGACGCTGCGAAAAGACCGCCCTTATCAAAGGGCTACATCTTGTGCTTACGCACATACTATCTTTTTGAACTTGTGTGTAGTTTTCTCATACCCCTATCTGTGGGTTAAAAATGAGTTTTTGAGGGTGATTTTCAATTTTTATGTCTTATGTGATAACTTATAAGGGTATGAGATAAAAGTGGCTAATTTTTCTATGAGGTGTGATTTTGTCCCTAAATAGATTAAAATGCAATTCTGCCGACTAATTCATCAAATATATTTCTATAAAAGTTACATGATAAGTTATTAAATGTTTCTGTTGTAATATGTTAAATTGCTCATAATGAGTCCTCCTTTAAATTTATTATTTTTTTTGTTTGGCAAGAGTAGTGTGATGATTATTTACAATAGATTTTTCTCTTATATGACTTTGAATATATGAATTTTTAGTATTGTATGGATATGTTAATTAATAAAGAGAGTTAATATAAAATTCTTTACATGGAATATAAGGAGAAAAATGTATGATTTTGAATCTATTTTAGATTTTTATATGTCAAGTTGCTAGTTGTTAGGGTAGAGAGAAAAATTGAAATTTGAGTTGTGAGAATGGATTTTTGTATAGGTGTGAGAATTGATAATATTATTTATAGTAAATATGATGAATATATATAAATAGTTAATGTAATTTTGGGTGATGTAAAAAATTGACCTTGTATTTTGAACATTTAGGTGGGTAAAAATGATTTTAGGTGTTATTGGTAGAGTAGAATAAAAACGCTGTGTATGGGTGAGATAGAGGGGTTAGATGAGAAATGGGATTTTTTGGTATTGCTATAGTAGGATTTTTTAATGGTTTATATTGGATTTTTGGTTATTTTTGTGAAGTATATAGGTAATTTTTGGTTTTTCTGTACCCCCGTATTGTAGATGAGAGAGTTGTAATTTGTGTGATTGATTATAATGATAGATTTTAGATTAAAAATGGTTATCGGTAAAAGTATTTATAAATAAGGAAGATTTTGGATTTGTGAATGAATTTTTGATAAGATGGAAGTTTAATTTTTTGGTTGTGAAGTGGCTAAAAGTGGCTTGGTTAGTGGGTTTGAGCGATATGGGGTACGATAAAGGGTTTGAGATGGGAAATTTGGGATTTTGCTTGATTTTGTTAGGAATTTTGAAGTTGGAAAGAGGATGGATTTTTAAGTTGGTATGTAGATGAATCAGCTATAGGGTTTTCTGCATTTCCAGTCCATCAAGTTGGTTTTAAGTACCCCCAGTCAGTCTAAAACAATGGCTAATAGATATATATTATACATTCTTTTTTCTGGTACTTTTGAGCAGAACCTATGTAGTTTTTAAAACTATGTTAGATAGCATTAATGTTATTATAATATATAGTTTTAAACTATGACATATCGTTTATCATAGTTTTTATTTATATCTAACAAAATATAAAAATTATTCAAAAAAACACTTGACATATAAATACAAAGCTATATAATGTAAGTATAAAGTAATACACTTTATATAACATTTATAGTACTTTGAAAATAAATTAAAAATATTTAAAAAAGTACTTGACATATAAAGCGTAAGACTTTATAATGTAAGCATAGTAATTAAATGCTATGTGGTAATGTACAAAAAAGTTTAGTCCACTAAACAAAAATAACAAAGTTTAGCGACTAAACAAAACAATAAAGAATAGGAGGTACTTATTATGAGTACAAAAAACACAACAAACCAGGAAACAAAAAACAATTCAATCATTAATGTAGTAGTAAATGGTATGAAAGCTTCAGAAGGGGTAAAAAATGTACAATCACGGCTTGAGTCCGTTGAAAAGTCTGCTTTTAACATTGCTTTAATTTCTGCTTATTCATGTGGTACTTGTATTCCTAGTTATATTGATAATAAGGGCATAGAACACGGAGAGGCACAACTTGACAAAAAGGACGCTTTTAAACAAGTTGATTTTATCAAACTTGTAGGAAGAAGTAAAGCCACGCTTTCCCGTTGGATAGGTGCAATGAATTTAATCATTGAAAAGGGTTATTTTACCGACTTTGCAAGCGGTTTATATCCGTTTTCTTATGATAAAATTTATGACATTTTTAATCATGAGGATGTTTTTCAGGGGATGTTATTATCAGAATTGATGGAGTTATCAGCTAGTACACTTGAAAAGATGGTTAATGATTTCAAACCATCTAAGGAAGAAGAAAAGACTGAAGAAAAAATTTCTGAAGATAAGACAGCGACAGACAGCGACAGCAAGGAAGAAGAAAAGACTGAAGAAAAAGTTTCTGAAGAAACTGCGGTACTCACATACCAGGGCAAGGATTATACAGTCAATAAGGCTGTATTTGAAAAGTGGCTTGCTGAGAACGCCACACTTGCAAAATAATCAGCACTAACACTAAAACCAGGGCGGTGAAAATCCGCCCTTTTTGTAATGTTATCCGGGTATATTACCCGGTTTTTTAATGCTTTTATAGTTTAGTGACTAAACAAAAAATCAATAATCAAAATTGTTTAGCGACTAAACTATAAAACTATAAAACAATATTAATCAATGCCAGGAGGTACGAAAATATGAAATATTATGATGTGGCAATAATAAATAAAAAATGCAGTTATTTCAGAATAGGAGGTTTTGCGTTATGAATATTGAAATTTGCAAAGATAACAACACATATATCTGGGGTTTCCATGTGCCACTTAATGCGTGGTATGGTCAGGATGGCGATAACAGTTGGGATTGGTGGATCTGCACAGTACACGGCAAGCCTGAAAATGATAATACACTTGAACTGCGTAGATTTAATGGTGAGTGTTGGGTAAAAGTGAGTGAGAACTCCGACACCACACAAGCAATCTGTCAGTGGGCTACAGCTCTGCATTTATGGTGGACAAAATGTCAATGGTTCAAAGAAGAAGATAAGCAAAAAAGTTTAGCGACTAAACAACTTATAAGACAAGAAAGACATATAAACAGCTTAAAAAATCTAATGAAGCACGATAGAAAACATAAGTCAGGCGGTTCAGGTATCCGTCTTGATATAGAAAACTTTCGTGCGGATAAGACGTTTACCGATTATGAATGCACGAATAATCATCATCGTTTTCATGATTTTCAAAGAAGCTATGTTTAAGGAGGCAAAAATAACTATGCTTAACACATTAGATATGTATGGAATTTGTCACGAAATATACCGTGACTTAAAAGGCAAAAATGCCTACGCCGAAACTGATGAAAATATTCTGAATTTTATTTTCAGACTATACAACACAACTGAAATTGATTGTGAGGAAATAAAAGCATTATGGATAGAGTGGCTCACAAAAGGCACTTTGTCTATAAATACGCAAATTCAGAATGCAAGAAATAGGAGGTATAACTATGCTTAATATACAAACAACAATTCATTCAGATAAAGATGGCAACTATAAAGCCCAAAATATAATATCTCAACTTATAAAGGCAAATTTAGACATTAAATTGCCTAATAAACCACTAGAGGATATATGTCTTGCAGATTTAAAATGTGAGGAGTTACCATGTACATATTCGCATACAGAAGGTACAATATGGGATAATGAATTGTGTACTTATATCGAACGAAAAATAACATTGTGTTTTGGATAAAATGGAGGTAAATTAATATGACTTATAAACAGACTGCAACTACAATAATACGAGCAACGGAAATCTTCAATGATTTCTTTAAGCGTGATCCAGATATGCACAATACAAATGATGTAATGGAGTTATTATGTATTCAGGCAGATGTAATGTATGCAATGGAAAATATACAAATGCGTAATGAAAAGGCAGACTAACAATCTGCCTTCCGTCTTACGGTGTAAGTCCGTAACCGATGAGCAGAAGCGAAACGGAAATTGAAAGGAGGTTGTTTTTATGGTAACATTGTAGATAGGTACAGTGTGCCTAAAAATAGGAAGGAGGACATAATATGTCCGAAAAAGCAATAGTTCATAAAGTCCCAGAAAATGTCAGAAGGCAAAGTATAGAAACTCTAAAAGTACGTAAAGAATCATTGGAGTATCTGCGTAAGAATGGATATAAGACCATTGACGATATAATTGAAAGGCAAAATGATATCCCAACGGAAATTAGAGGGAATATCTATGCTTATATTATGTTTGGCATGGAGGGATAAGGCAAATGTTTAGTGGCTAAACTGAAATCTGGTTTAGCTGCTAAACTTGACAATGTAAGCATAAAGATTTATACTGTAAGTGTAAAACTTTGAAGGGAGAGTGATAACAAATGTTTACATTTACAGATAATGAAGCTTTAAAGAAAGAATTAAAATTATTTCAAGTTGCTAATAATTTTGATAATATAACGGAAATATGCAAAAAAATGGAAATTATACCACAAGCATATTACAATACTTTAAAAAAACAAGGCTTATCATTTAATGATATAAAGCGAATCTGTGATGGTATGGATACAGATTTATGTATAGAATTTAAAAAACGAAATTCAGAAAAGGCAAACGAAGAAAAGGCAAAACTTGAAGCTCAAATAGCCGAACTTCAGGCAAAACTAAAACAAATGTGAGGAGGATATTATGACAATAGAAGAAATGCGTAACTCTATGCTCAAAGCAGGAATTTACACAAAGACAGATATAGATAAAATCTGCGAACTTGAAAAGGCATATCAAGAAGAATGCCAGGAGATAGCCGAACAATGCGAAGCTGAAGGCTATCCATCCAACGGAAGTAACTATGAACTCCGTTGCGAAAATGCTCGTAAATATTATGATGAGCAGATTGCAGACATAGACGCAAATTATGATTTTGAAGACTAACTGCGTCAAATATAATAATCAAACCACTAAGCACCCAACCGCAAACCGTAAAGGGTGCTATTTTTGACTTGACAAATACAACAAATTTGATGTATTATAGGTGCATAAACAAAGGAGGAAATAAAAATATGACACGAACCTTTATTGAAACACCAATTTTTACCGCTAAATGGCAAGATTTAGGATTAACTGATAAAAATTTAAAAGACTTACAAGAAATTTTATTAGAAAATCCGAAATTAGGAGATACTATTTCTCATACAGGTGGATTAAGAAAAATCCGTATTCCAATGGAGAATAAAGGAAAAGGGAAACGAAGTGGTGCAAGAGTAATTTATGTAGATGTTGATATAAAAGAAACTATATATCTTGTCAATGTCTACTCAAAAGATGAAAAGGCAGACTTAACACCTGATGAAAAGAAAGCTCTAAAGGCGGTAGTAAAAATTTTAAAGGAGGAATAATCATGAGCAAATTTTTTGATGATACAATGCAAGGGTTATTAGAAGCTGTTGCAATCGACCAAAAGCAAATTGCAGTTCGAGAAGTAAGTGGTTTACCAGCCACTACTTTTCGTGCAGAGGATATAGAGAACAACTTAATTGATAATGTTGTTAAATTACGGAAAGAGTCTAATATTTCTCAAAAGGAATTAGCCGATTTAACGGAAAGCAAACAGCAAAGTATCTCACGGTTTGAAAAGAAAACACATAGTCCATCATTAGTTTTATTTGTGAAAATTATTGATGCACTTGGTTATAAAATGGAACTTGTAAAAAAATAATCTCATAAAGTGTCATATTTATATAGCATCTAATGGAAATGAAAATCTGTTAGATGCTATTTTTATACCCAAAATTAAGGAGGTAAACACAAAATGAAACGTAAAATAATCTATATACTCATCACTTTAGCACTCATATTGAGTGCTTTTTTAATAGGCAAAAATATGCCTAGTAAATACGATTATCTGAATTTAAACCAGATAATGTCAGTAACACAAAACGGAAACAATATAACAATCTACACAGATACAGATTGCTATGATTTCACTATAACAAAATGAGAAGGGAGAATATAACTATGAGTAAAACAAAATATGATGCTATACGCATCGCAAAGCAATTACAGTATTCAGAAGGTACATTACAGGCAATAGCCAACGCCAAAACGGAAAATGAAATATCACGGATAATGCGTGATGCAAGATTAAAGGAGGTATAAGGTAGAATGGAAGCATTTAATTTTAGAATTATAAAAGCAGGGAACGGAACAGAGGTGATTGATAATACATTGTCAACACCTTACAACTCATTAACGCCTTTGCAAATGTTGGATTATATCAACATTGAAAACAGCCTGTATTTTGCAGAAAGGCAAAAGAGATGGCAGAAGGCAACCGAGCCAACAGTCATTGATAAGGTAAAGAATTTTGCAAGGAGGATAATACATGAAGGGATATTATAACGGATTTGCCTATATGGGTTTCGTGCCAAGTATAGGCAAATATCAACAGTTTGAAAGCGAAAACGCATACAGAAATTATCTGATAGAAAGAGGTGAGATATAATGAAGTATATAACATATGAAGAACCGCTAAAAGGTAAAACATTCACAGAAAAGCAGATGTATGAAGTCTACAGAGACTTAGCAGACAAAGCAGAATATCCTGACTTTGAGTGTTGGAAATCTGACATGCTCAAGTCGGGCATATTTGAAAAGTTTAGTAACTAAACGGCGAACCAAAAGGCAAGCCGTTATTTTTATACGCAAAATACATATTAAAAATATTAAAAGGAAAGAGGTAGTTAATTATGTGCAAAATTAATGGAAAAAAGTTAAAGGAAATTAGAGAAAGAGAAGGGTTGACGTTAGAAGATGTTGCAAAGGTATGTGGTGTTTCATATTCTACAATATCCAAATATGAAAATGGAATTCATAATCCAGCAGACGCAACTGTAGATAAGATATGTTTGTTATTAAAGATAAACAAAAATGATATTGAAATTGCTGATGTTGGATATAGTTTTACATCAGGCGAAGGTAAACTAACTGAAAAGATAAGAAAGAAGAAAGGCTTTATTCGTTATTCAACTCCACGGAATACAGAAGAGTTTATACAGGCTCACTCAAATGCAGGAGAAAGTATGGAAATGAAAGAAGTTGATTGTGCATTAAAGAACTCTTTCAGTATTGCCTCAAAGCGATACATTCTTATCAATCCAACATTCATACATATACCAGATTGGCAGAGAGATACGGATATGGCAAAGGTGCAGGAAATAGCACAGTATTTTAATGAAGATAAATTTGATCCAGTTAAAGTATATGTTAGGAATGGAAAATTATTTGTGGCAGATGGAGCACATAGAGTTGTTGCATTTGTAATCAATGGAGAAATAAAAATGCTTGTTGAAGTGCTTAATTGTTCAGAATATGAGGCAATTCTTACATTTTTAGGACAGCAATCTGCTAGGAAGTCGATGAGTGTAGCTGATACATATAGAGCAGGTGTAAAGGCAAATATAAGAGAATATATAGAGTTTAAAAATTTATTTGAATCATACAATATTCAAATTGTAACCGATGATAATAAACTTGAAAACCCAATAGGCAAAGTTGCACCATCAAGAGAATTATTAAGAATGGCTAAGAATAATACGGAATTATTAGAACTCATAATCAAGACAATTAAAGCAATTGATTGGACAGGAAGTGAAAAGAGTGCATTTACACTTAGGCTGTTCCAGATATTCAAGAAACTGTTTGCAAATTATGAAAAGAATACAGTTATTGAAGGACTTCTTGAAAACTGCAAGGGAGCTTCATATTTTGAAAATAAGATTGCACCTGTTAAGAGTAATGCTGAAATGTATGATATTTTGGCAAAGGCAATTTGTGAATAAGAGAACATATACATATAAAGCTGCACTATCAGGCTATACGGGTAACAGAAAGGAAGTGAGATTTATGCATAATTTTAGAAAGTCAAAGCGAATGCGTGACTTTGATATAGTTTTACGGAAGAATGGATATACACCGACAAGGTGCAAGGGAAGTCATTTCGTGTATATCAATCGTACAACGCATAGGATAATGCCTGTTAATAAGGATCTGAATGACATGGTAAGGCAGCGATTGATTAAAGAGTATAACTTGGAGGTGTAAAGAAATGAAATGGATTGAGATTTTACGGAAAAATGATTGTGCATTATTACAAAGCGAAAGTGATACACAGTATGCAGTTGTTAGTGGTTATAATCCAACGCAGCCAGAAAATAAACAGTGGGCATATGGAACTTATTTCACTTATTTCCATAATAACTTTAAGAAGATGTTATATCTTCAATCAGCTTATGATTGTTTCATGGAAAAGGTAAATGCGGATTATATTCCACGTTGCAGGTTATCAGAACTTGCAACACTTTTCAAGGACGGTTTAATCTCTGATGATAGAGAAAGTGCAATGGAATACTTTAATGAAGTTTGTGAAATGACAGATAAAGAGAAAGAGTGGTTCGGCATTGAAGAGAATAGTCCATTAGCAAACAGTTAGTTTGAGAATCCTATGTATAACAAGGGATATGACGATGGGTTTTCGGATGCAATGAATGAGAATGAAAGCGAGGACAAAAATTATGGTTAAATTTTGTGACGAATGTATAGATAGTTCGGATTGGATAGAAGAAATAACAGGATATAGACCTGTTGATGATTTAATTACTATTAATGAACTAAATGAGATTGCACAAGACCCAAATAAAAATGGAGGCGATGATGGTCTTGCTAATCATTGGGATTATCCTTTGAGTGAAATCCCAAACCTTGTATGTGACGGCGAAGATGGTACAGAATATGTAATTGTCAGATTTGATGACGGGTGCAATGGATACGAATATAGGGTATGTGAAATATGAGATTCGTTGAAATAAAGTAAATGGATATTTCATAAGGAGGTAAAGCAAATGAAACATAAAAGACAGTTAAGATGTATAAAGGATTATGAAGAAGATTTAACAGGCGATGATGATTTTGCTACGGTTTGGACGGCTGGTAAAGTATATGGAGCAATTAAGCATCATGACGGAACATATACAGTTGAAACAAATATGGGTACAAAAGGAATTGTAGGTGTTGAATATTCATGTACGCCAGGTTATTTTGAAGAAGTGAGTACAAACTAAATGCGTGTTTCCTTGGATTAGAAAGGTGGGTAAATATATATGAACGGAATGCAAATTTGGGAAGTAAATGGAATTGATGACTTAGAAGGCACTTGTTTTGCACAGTGTTCTACTAAAGAAAAGGCAGAAAAGGCAATCCAAATTCTTGAAGAAAACGGTTTTGAAGATATGCTTGAGGTTGAACAAAGTAGCTTACGATTAGACCAGTTATTGATTGAAGATAAATTAATTCAACTGTAAAAATTCGTGTTCTCTTGGAATGGAGGTAAGAGAAGATGATTGTAAATGCTTATTTAAAAGTAACTCAAAAACAATGGGAAGACATTAAAGAGAAATATGTAGAACCGAATATGTATCATATTGTAAGCAGTTCAAAGCGAAAGTGCAAGCGTTGTGACGGATGCAGTGCGTATAATCCTTGTACAACTTATGAAGGATATTGTACAGAAGTAGAAGGATTAGTTGACAGAAATTCTACTTGCGAAAGTTGGCACTAAATATGTGTTTTATATGGAGGAGAAATTAAAATGAATGAATCATTATTAGCATTATTGAAAAAAGAGGATGGTCTTGTAAGAGATGTACGGTTAAATAAGGAAACTTATGAGATGTTGAGAGATAAAAATAAGCATCTTGCATCTGAATACATGGAAAAACTAGAAGAGTCTAAAGAGGTTCTTTTAGAGTGTCGAAAAGAAATCTCGCAGTATTTGGATTTTTTGGAGGTTTTAAAAGAGAACTAAATTCGCATTTCATGAAAAAGGATGGTAGATAAATATGTATAGAGTTGAATGGTTAGATATTGATGGAGAACAAAAAGTAATGAGGGGCTTTAAAACAAGTGAGGAAGCTCATGAGTGGATTAGAACGCATCATTTCGATATGGATTTTGAAATGCCAATGGTATTCTATGATGGCGAATAATATAGATTGGAGGAAAGATATGTTAGATCTGAATAAGATAGTAAACAACGAGATTGAGAAAGCATACTTAAAAGGAAGAAAAGATGCAGCAAGTGAGTTAAGAGATATATTATCAAAGAAAAATAACAATAATGCATATGAAATTGATATGCAAATGATTGATAAAATATCTGAAGAATTAAACCGTGAATGGTCTTGAAACTAAGATTTCTTAGGAAGGAGTGAAGGGAAATGGCAAAATATACATGTAGCAAGACAAAGGATGAAATTCTTGAAATTATTGCAGAGGAATTTAGAAAAGTAAATAAGGATTATGATGATGCAATGCAGAACGACAATGATAAACTCAAAGAACGGAATCAGGGTAGATATGTAGCAATGTTTGATTTGTTACACAAGTTAGAAATTTATGAAAAGGAGTGAAGCGAAATGACAACTATTGAAAAGTCAAAAGAGGATGCACGGAACTTAAATGAACTCACGGATCATCTGATTAAGCTGCTTGAATCGGATGACAAGCGGTTCTCATTTGAATTTTGTGTAGGTGGCACAATGGAGATTTACGACAAAGAAAAAGAAATCGGTTATGCAGTTCACATTGCACCGATTGAATATGATGAAGATGGAAATGCAATAAATTTATAGTAACCGCAAAGGCAGTTAGGAGAATAAATACCTAGCTGCCTATTTTATTACAAGAAAGTGAGGTTGATTTTATGAGTACCTATTATGAATATCAAGATGTAGGCGTAATGATAGCACATAAACTTATGGCAATGGACGGATGGGAAGTGTTCGGATACCATGCAGACCATAGCGACATGATGACAGATTATTACGATCCTGCTTATTGGGGTGGAATTGCTACAAAGAATGGATATACATTAGTTGTAAATTGTAGTAGTGAAGCAAAGCCAGAAGAGATACGCAAATACAATTATGACGGAACACTTCAGAATAGAAGTATTTCAGAAAAGATTGCAAAGCTTGAACAGATGACAATGGAAAGAGGAGCAAGCGAACAGGAAGAAGAATCAGCAAAGAAAATGATTGAGAAGTTACGGAGTAAGGAAAGCGAAGCTTCTGAAAAATATATTGTAACTGGTATCATTCCTGGACATATGGCAAATCCACCTAGGATGAATTGGCATATTGAAAAAGATGGTGTCTATGTAGCAAAGGGAAACGGAATCTTAAAGTTTGCTCATATTGATAGTTATTATAGATATGAAGGCTACATGAAAGATATGCAGAATTTCAGAACCATGAAGCGAGAAGAATATAAAAAATCTTTGATAACAACCTATATGGGTAGATGGAATGATAATGAAGAAAGTGCAGCACGACAGGCAGACAGTCACATTGAATCAATGGAAAAAGATAAAGCACTCATGGATCAGTTCGAAGCATTTATCAACAAGATTGATACTACTTGTGGTGGAATGCTTGGAGAAGGAGATGGAGTCGTATATGAAAAGGTAAAAGTTACTGAATATAAAAAGGAAAACAAAGCTGTAGAAGTTACAGATGGAAGTATTAAAGATGGTCAATGCTTTATTGTAAAGACATCTTTCAATTATGGTCATAACAAAGGATATGTTTATAGAATTCATGAAACAGATTATAACGGAAAGAAAATGTATCATGCTTATAAGCTCAATGGAAAGCTCACAAAAGAATGTACAGGAATGGCTAATCAAGCAAATCATTGGTACATTACAGATAATTTCATAAGATGGTTTGAAAAGGGAAGTCTTGCATGGTGTGAAATTCAAGAAGTTAAAACACCTTATGAGGTTGAAAAGGTTGTAAAGAAGGTTATTAAGTCTGAAACAAATAAGACAGAAGAAAAGGCAACCGAAACTGATGTAGATGTAAACAAATATACTTATGAAGTGACAGAAGACACAGACACACGAACAGGAGAAAGGATATATCTTGCAAAAGTAGTTGAGAAATTGAGCCGTGAAGAATATATCAAAGTGAATCAGTACATCAAATCTCTTGGAGGTTATTATAGTAAATTCAAACATGCTTTCTTATTTAAAGAGAATCCGTGTAAGAAATTAAATGCAACCATCAAAGAGACAGAGAATAATACAGTGAATGATACAACAGAACAGACAGAAACACAAATCACATACACTGTAACAGAAGATGTACACACAAAGACAGGCGAAAAGTTATTTGTAGTAAAGCCTGATACAGAGTTGTCAAAGTCAGACTTTGCAGATGTAAAGCGAAAGTTGGCAACATTACAGGGATTTTACAGTAGCTTTAAGAAGGGATTTATATTCAAATATGATCCAACTGAAAAGCTTAGTACAGTATAAAAAAGGTGGTTGAAATATACCACCTTTTATAATGAAAGGAAATGGTAAATATGTTTACAGATAACAAAGATTTCTATCCAACGCCACAAAATCTTATAGATAAAATGCTTGATGGTTTAGATTGGAAAATGATACACACAATTCTTGAGCCATCAGCAGGTAAGGGAAATATTGTTGAAGCATTAAAGAAAAAGGAAGACTTTAATAACAGATGGTACACAACAATTAAGTTAAATATTGACTGCATAGAGAATGATACGAACTTACGAGCAGTATTAAAGGAAAAGGATTTCAGAGTTGTACATGATGATTTTTTGACATACGACACAATGAAGGAATATGACTTAATTATTATGAATCCTCCGTTCTCAAATGGATGTAAACATCTGTTAAAAGCATTAGAAATGCAACAGAGAAATGGTGGTGCTGTTATTTGTCTACTTAATGCAGAAACATTAAAGAATGAATGCAACAATGAAAGAATAATGCTGAATAGAATGTTAGAAGAATACAATGCAGACATTCAGTATATTCAAGATGCTTTCATGGATGCAGAGAGAAAAACAAATGTTGAGATTGCATTGATAAAGGTAAAACTTCCAGATGTACAGAGAGATTCTTTTATCTTTGATAGCTTAGAGAAAGCCAAGGAACAGAGAGAATATACATATAATACAGAAAACACGCAGCTTGCAGAAAATGATTTCTTAAAGGCAATAGTTGAGCAGTATAAAATGGAAATCGAAGCAGGTGTAAAACTTATCAAAGAGTATTATGCAATGTCACCACATATTCTATATCAATTTGGAAAAGACAAACAGACAGGACAGACAATACAGACTGGTGGTTGTGTGTTAAATCTTAGTATTGGAAAGGATAGTGCATCAGTAAACGGATATATAAGAGAAATTCGTGGTAAATATTGGTCAGCATTGTTTGATAATCCGAAGTTCATTGGTCAGCTCACAAATAATTTGCAGAGAGAATATTACAACAAAGTTGAAGAACTGAAAGACTATGAATTTTCATTGCATAATATATATGAGTTGAAAATTGATATGAGTAAGAAAGTCATAAGGGGAATTGAAGATACAATTATTTCACTCTTTGAAGAACTGAGCAATAAATATTCCTATTATGATGAATGTAGCAAGAACATTCATTATTTCAATGGATGGAAAACAAATAAAGCATGGATCATCAACAAAAAGGTAATCATTCCATTAAGAGGATGGAGAGATTTAGAATACTCTTGGGGTGGATTTAAGCCATCCGATAGGGAAGTAGTAAACAAGTTAAGAGATATTGAGAAGTGTTTCAATTATCTTGATGGCGGTTTGACAGAAGCAGTTGATTTACAGCAGTCACTAGAATTTGCTGAAGAATATGGAGAGTCAAAAGATATTGTATTGAAGTATTTCAATGTGACTTTTTATAAGAAGGGAACTTGCCATATTACATTTACAAATGAAGAGTTATTGAAAAAATTCAATATCTTTGGTGCACAGCATAAAGGATGGCTGCCACCTTCATATGGAAAGAAAAAATATTCTGATATGACATCAGAAGAAAAGGCAGTTGTAAACGATTTTGAGGGTGAAGCTGAATACAACAAGATAATGTCAAATAGTCAATATTATTTATTTGATGCAAATAATATAACAATGCTGGAAGATAAGTCAGCATAAAAAGAACGGAGGGAAAACATGATTGATAGAGAATATATAGTTGCAGAAAATAAAGCTTATGACAATCTTGTTAAAAAAGGCTATACTCCACAGGGCATAGATAAAGATTTTAAATCTGTATGTGTAATGAAGTTTGAACATCCTGAGTTTTGGCAAAATCCTGTTAAACGTGGGAAACGTGAAGTATTTCATTTTAAGAACTGGCAAGAAGCAGATAAAAATTTGAACTAAAACGGCAAAGGAAATTGTAATTTACAGTGAAATTTTAGAAAGGTAAAAGGTGAATATTTATGGTAGATACAAAGAAAACAAAAAGATTGCACATTGGTATGGCTTACACGTATGTAGGAGACACAGGAATTGATATTCCTATGAAATTATTAGAAGGTAAAACAGAGGAAGAACAGTTGGAAATTGCTTGTAAATATGCACAGGAACACATTGATGAAATTCCTGTTGCCACTAATGCAGAATATATTCCATATTCTGATAATTTTGGAATTGATGATATTGATTTTGAAGAAGATGAAGACTAATACAGAGAATAAATTAAGGCAGACGCAAACAAAAGTGTCTGTCTTATTTATTAGGAAGGAGAATGTGAAATGAGTGGAATTTACACAAAACATTGGAAGTCAAATGAACCTGATAAAGTGATTTTATCATTTGATGATGATAAACAAGATAATCATTATACGGCAGGTAAAATATTAGATACTAATTCTTTTCAGCCAATAGAAAATAGAAAAAACCATAAAGATTTTGATTTTGAAGTGTGGGAATCTGGAAGTGTTCACGACATTAAAAGATATTATAACACATTGCTTTACAGTTTTTATTCATTAGCTGGTACAAGAGTAAAGAATTTGATAGTAAACTTTGATTTTGACAATTCGATTATTGAAATCAACGGAAATAAACGGACTGTTATAGAAGATTTTGATTATACATATAAGATTCTTAAAACAAAAATCAAGGCAAGAGGTGGAATTAAAGGATTGTATAATCACATACTTAATTCCATGAATGGTGAAAGTTGTTTTAACTGTGCAACATGGCATGTGTTGGCAGTAATTGGTGGTATTGAAGAAGCATAAAAAGAAAGGTTGGTAGATAACTATGATGAAATTTACAATGAGTGCAAAGGATTTAAAGACAATGATGGAGAAGGGAATAGCTGCAATTAATAAGAAGGCAACCCTCTCAACACTGACAAGATTATATTTTCAGATAGATGAAAATGGAATTCTCAAAGTTTGGGGAACTGATATGGAGCATTGGACAGAAGTTAGAACGGATAATGCCTATGACACCCAACCAGGAGTTCTTGGAATTGATGTAGATGATATTAAAATCATATCAAAAATGAGTGGTGAAATTACATTAGAGGATGTAACTACAGAGGATATGGAAATAGGCAAAATCAATATCAAGTGTGGAAAGAAAATTGTTACAATTCCACGTTATCAGAATATAGATATTTTCCTTCCACCAATGGATGAAAGCGAAAAGAAAATTATGTCTGTAAAAGAGAATTGGTTACTTGAAACACTTGTTAATCTTAATACGTACACAAGTAGCAATGACAACCGAAAGATAATGCAGGTATTCAATTTTAATACAAAATCAAAGAGAATTGAGGCTCTTGATGGTCACAGAATTGGAATGAGAACACTTGAAAATCAAACCATTTATGAGACAACAGAAAATTCATTTGATACAGTAAAAATTCATAACAAGTGTGTTCCTGTATTTAAAAAGCTGATGGATAAGAAATCTGAAAAGGAAATTGAAATCTATCAGGATAAGAAATATATCAAGGTTGAAGGAAATGATTTTACATACATTATCTGTAGAATTGACGGAGAGTATTTCAAAGTAGATTCAATGCTTAATATGTCTGATGATTATAGATTTGTACCTGATAGAGAACAGATTCTTGAAGCAATGAAGTATGATGCAGAATTAAGAAAGACATCTGGTGCAGATAAGAAACCAGTCGTATTACATAGTGAGAATGGAAATTTATATTCATACATTGCAGCAGGTAAATATGAAGCATTTGATGAATTTGAGACTAGCGAAAATAACATGAAGGATAACTTCTATATTGGGCTTAATCCACAGTTCCTTGCAGATGCATTTAACATTGTAGATTCTGATAAACCTTTATGTTTTGGTACAAGTAACAAAGCACCATTACTTATTAATGGAAATGAATATAAGATTTTAATATTACCTGTGAATATTGGAAATGAAGATTGTAGTGCAGAATTTACAAAGAGAATTAGAGGTGAGGTGGCATAAGCCACCTTGCTTTTGGAAGGAGTGGTTATATGTTATACGATGTGAATACAAAAACAAAACATAATAAGAGAATCGCAGAAATGTTGGATAAAGGATTTATTTTTCCGAATAATATAAAGCCTTATAGTTTTGAACAAGCAAAAAAGTGTTACCACGGAAATAGTAAGTTACTATTGCAAACTTTTTATAATGATATTACAGATAAAAATGAAATGCAATATACAACAATGAGCGTGTATTTATCATATACAGGTATTCATTCACGGAAAACCTTTAGAGAAGAATATGTTGGATAAAACCAAAGGAAAGAACTGTTTGATTAGAAATGGAGGTAGTGGATTATGCTAACAAATGAAATGAAAGAACTATTAAAGAAAATAGCAGACTTAGCTCATCAGGCATCAGAGGAAGTTTATGATGATGATAATGAAAATGGAACAGCAGATATATTAAATCTTTGTGATAAATTATATGAAAAAATTGATGAATATTTAGGAGGTAATACAAATGTATAAAAGTGCAATTGTAGATGAACTTGGACAGGTCGTGTTTTGGTGTGATGAATTGTAAGGTAGCGAACGGATTAGTGTATCTTAAATAGTCATCCTGAATGGTCTATTAAATGTGTAGAAATATAGAAAGCAAAGTGCAAAAATTATGTTGGAAGATATTTATAAAATGCTTGGATTCGATGATACGGTATTTGATACAGAAACGAAAACAGATAAGGCTCATACTAAGTTAATGAAGTTGCTTGATATGTGTGAGAGGCTTGGAATTATAGGAATAGTCGATGAGGATATGTTAGATAGAATAGAAAGTGAGGATTTTTAATATGTCAAATAATTCAAATTTAAGAATTACAAAATGTATAAATGTATTTTCTGATATGAATACATGGATTGATTTTGTAATAATTCCTTGCAATGATAAGGATTTTACAAAGGCAGAAGAGATTGTTAGAAAAGCATATGATGATTGGTGGACACTTCCTGATGCAGAGTTTGAGCCAATAGCTGATTGGGTTTGCAGATGTCTGATTAATAATGATATTGAATTTGAAATTTATTTTAAAGATGAAGAAGAGAGTGCTTAAAATGAAGAGAACACCAAAAGTAATTAAGCAGCAAACGGAAGAATGGTTAGATGAACGGTGGATGATTGCAAATATGAAAGATGCAAGACCACAAGATATGAGTTATTACAATGGAGCTTTGAAAGCCCTTGAATTTGCAGGTTACGAATGGAAACGTGATGCAGATGGAAAACACACATTATTTAAGTAGATTGGAGTGATGAAAATGAATAATATTTTTGTGATTGATAAAACAACAAAATGCAATTTAGGAGTCCTTGATTTCACACCACGGAAAGATGACAGGATTTCTATGAAAGCATCTGAATGGAAAGAAATAGAAGTAGTAGTTGAGTGTGTATTATATGAACCGTTAGAACATGCGACATTGATTTTTGTGAGTATTGTTGAACCATACTACACAGCAATGGTAAAAGAAATTAAGTGGTAAGAAATAGCAATTTCATTTTAAGATTGGAGAGTGATTTTTATGTTGAAAAAGAAATTAAAAACTGGTTCAGTAGTTGAAGCGTGGAATTATGATACTGGAATTTATACAGGAATGTCAATTGGAGCTTATGATAGAATGACTTGCAATTCAAAATCAATAGTATCTGTAGAAAGTGTTGATAGTGCAGATGGAATTGTAAACAGAATTGTTATTAATAAAAAGAAAGCTGAAAAATATGGATTTAGAATTGTAATAGACGAAGAGAATTAGAAAGGATGGTTGATTTTATGAAAACAGATAAATTAGAAAAATATCTTGATGAGTTATCAGAAGGAACAGATTTTGATTTTAGAATATCAGAAATAAAGAATGGTGAAGTTGAGTTATACATGCAGGGAGATAACCCTTGTAATGAGGATTGGTGTACCGAAATTACAATTAAGAATCCAAAGACAAAGAAAGAATTAATAGAGACTTTACACGAAAAAATGTGGAAACTTTATGATGATTTTGATGTTGAGGAAGAAACATATCTTATGTTAGAAGCAAAACGAAACGGATTTCAGGGAGTTCCTGGTGTAGTCGATCTAGTACATAACGAGGAATACAAAGAAAATGCATTGAAAGAGTTTGCGGAAAAATTGAGAGATTTATGCTAAAAAAAAGGAGTTGTAATTATGAATGATGAATTTAAAAATGCAGATTTTCTTGATGATGAAGAGAAAATGAGAGATTTTACATATCTTACAAAGGAAGAATTCTTAAGCGGTTACAGTTATCTTACAGAAGATGAATATAACAACACATATAATAGGTATTATGCAAAACAAATAGCTGATGTATTAAGGAAATTTGCAGAGAAACCACAAAATATAGACAATTTTGAGAACTATCTTGAAAATTGTTTTACTGGTTGGAAAGAAAAATTTGCAAATACACCTGAAAAGATGATTGAAGATATGAAGCATTTTGCGGAAATGGAGATATAAACATGTTGAAGTTAAGAGAATGGAACGAAGTATTAGATTATGCAGATCAGATTGAAAAAGAACTTACATCTAAAGGATATAATGTAAGACTACATGAATATTCAATGTATGATGGAAGAAAAGGAATTTACCTTACTTTATATGACAATCACAATAAAGCACATCAACAGTATGCAAGTGGTGTGCATAACAGTGTAAAAGAATATAAAAGATATATTGACTATTATAAGAGAAAACTTATAGAAGAATGTTAGAAATGGAGCGATGATATATGTACAAATGTGGAAATTATGTAAAGCCTGAAATAGACGATTGCAGCTACAAAGATGATAGATGTTGTTATTATTGTGATAAAAAATGGGATTGTAAAGCAAAAGCAAAATGTGAATTTGATTGTTGGAATGATGACAAGGATAACAAAGATGATGTAAATGCTTATTGGGAAGACGATAAGGAGTGATTTATTATGGCAAAAACATTAAGAGATTTTTGGAATAAGGCAGATGGAGTTTACGATTTTGTAGATAAGAATGGAGTTTCTATTGATGATATGAATTATCCCTTAGAAACAGAAGTGTTAAATGAACGGTTGATTGAAGATGAACAGTATGAGATTACATTAAATGTAGAAGTAAAGGAGTGACAAACATGAATTATATTTATTTTGGAAACAGAATTGAAAGAAGCCCATTGGGGAATATGGGGTTACAGTTATTAGAAGCTCAAGAGAAATTAGTTTCTCAAGAATATGAAGTTGAGAATCTTAGAATTAAAGCAGCTATGTATAAAGCATATTTCTTTCGTAACTCCATATTAGCAGAAAAATTACAAAAACAAAGTGAAGAAAACAGAGATGCACTTATCGGAGAGTTTGATGGTTTTCATATGCAAGTTGGAGAGCTAATGCTGTATATAGAACGCTTGAAAATATGTGCGATGAAGGATTATTAACTGAAAAAGAATATAGAGAATGCAAAGTATGAAACAAGAGTTTCAATAGAAGAATGGAGGAATAGGATATGAAACCAAGACATTTTCTGATAGCAGAATGAAACAGAAACAGAAATTTAGAAATGAAATGAGGATTTACTCGGAAGGGAAATATTATGAAGAATGGAATTTATCACATAAAAGACGATAAAATTTATAAAATGTCATTAGATAAGCCAGAAGAACAGATAGGCACTGTTGCGAGTATTGAGGATAGAAACAATCTTATAGATGGTTTTGCAAACAATCTCATAAACAAAATTGAATTAAAATATTGTAATGGAGATTTAACCAGTCAATATATTGGAATGCAAACTTGTGATTGGATTAGAGAGATTGCAGAAGCAATGAAACGATGATTTCAAAATTAGAATAATAAAGAAGGTGAGATGTTGTTATTCAAAAATTACTCTATGGAATGGTTGAAAGTGTTTAAAAGTATGAAATCATATAATACTCAAAGATTATATAAAAATATCATAGAAAATCATTTAATTCCAGAAATAGGGAATAAGGAAATGTGTGATATTTCTATAAATGATCTTCAAGAAATTATAAATAAAAGATTGTCAAATCCTGCAACATGTAAACATATTGCATTAACTTTGAAACAAATTTTTAGAGTAGCAAAAGAAGAGAAAATCATAGATAAAACAATTTATACTTTTTTACAAACACCATTTTATGAAGCGAGCGAAAAAAGATCCTTAACTGAAGACGAGAAAATGTGTATACGTAATATTAAATGCGACAATATGGGTAAAATATTTGTTCATATATTGTATTGTTGTGGATTGCGGAAAGGCGAGGCGTTGGCATTAACTAAAAATGATATAGTTAATAACGAAATTATTATAAATAAATCTATACATTTTATTAATGGTAAACCAATTATAGGAGAAACAAAAACGCATTCTAGTACAAGAAAAGTTCCTATTCCAGATTTTTTATTAAAAGAGCTTTTATCTTATTGTAAAAATATAGATAATAAGCTCTTTTATAATTCAGACGGAGAATATCTTAATGATAGTGAATATGTAAAGATGTGGAAAAATATTGTTAAAAGTATTGACAATGAAATAGGCGTAGAAACAAAACTTACAGCACATATATTTAGACATAATTATGCAACAGTTTTATATTATTCAGACATATCATTAAAACAAGCAGCTAAGTTAATGGGACATTCAAATGTAAATATGATTTTAAATGTATATGCTCATTTAGATGCAAAAAATGAAAGAGTTTCAGAAAAGATAAATCAAATTTTTCAAATATAAAAGGAGGAAAACTATGACAATTAAAGATGTAAAAGAAGAATACAAAAATGAATATGTAGAATTAGAAGTATATGAAGCAGTGAGTAATGGAAAATATTATCCTAGTAATTTTCATACGGATAATTGCAGATCATTAGGAGAAGATTCACCATATGGAAACTATACTGAGGATATGGAAGTAGGTCTATATGAGCTGATGGATGAAGAAGAATACAATAATACTATAATGGCAAATTGTGATATTTATGCAGATTTTGAAGATTGGTATGGTGATAAATATGCAAAAGTATTATGTGTTATGATTAAGTAAACAATTAGATACTATTAGAAATGGTGGTAAAATTTATGGATAGGAAAGAATATTTATTAAGACAGGTACTAAAGTTATTTAAGCAACAAAAAGAAAGTCGTTATGTTTTAAATATTGAATAGATGACTGTTATATACGATGGAACTGAATGTAATGGAAGTTGTCTTTGTGATGATATTATGGAAGAATTAGGAATTGACAGCTTAGAAGATATTGAGGATGAGAAATAAAGTGTGATATAATATGTAAGAAAGAAGGTTGATGAATATGGCAGGATATAGCGGATGGTCAATGAGTAACAATGCGGTTGATGCTTATTCAAATGGGGAGAAACCATTAAGTAAATGGACAAAGGCAGATATTTTTGATACAATAGAAGAACAGGAAATTGAGTTAAAATGCTCAATGGAAAAATTTAAGAAGCTACCTGTGAAAGTTTTAAAAGAAGTTTGTTTGAGGTATTCTTCGTGGCATCATACAAGCAATCATTATAATCAGACAGATTTTTATTCTTTGGATATAAGCAGAATAGAAAATTTAACAGATGAAAAAATTGATAGATTACTTGCAGATTACAAGGCAGAGAAAAAGAATGAAGAAAAGCCTACTGAAGAGAAATGGAGATGTGCTTTTTTAGAATGGTCTGGAACTAGAAAACATCCAGTTGCAAAAGAAATAGTTGAAGAGGGTATTGTAAAAGGCGATTGGTTCTATCGTAAAAATGGAACTAAAAAGAAAACAACAGCAAATGGGTTTGAATTTATTAAGAAATTGGAGGAATGATAATAATGGCATTTATAAATGAACAAGGAATAAAAATTAGCTTTGAGTGTTCAGATTTAATTAAAGAACTTAAAGAAGATATTACTGAATTTGGTGGTGACACAGTTGTTGCTGTTTGGTGTAAGGATAATTCAGGAGTTACATTATATGTAAATTATGATTTTATTAATAAAGATCAGCCAATAACTGAAAAAGAATTAGATAAAGATGAATACATACAGAAAATGACAATGAGTGCATTATTAATTTTATTAGAAAAGCAAAATGAAATTTTGTAATTGAAAATAAAATATAATATTAATTAAATTGAGACGGATAATTATATATTATCTGTCTTTTTTATTGGATTGGAGTGATATTATGAGAAGAGAATTTAAAGTAAATAAAACAAAATGTGCGATAGTAAATCGCAATACTGGCAATATGGAAATTAACAAATATAATCAGAAATATGAAGTTAGGTGTTTTTCACAAAAATATAATGGTTGGATTAGGTTGTGTAGTTGTGCAACTATCTCTGAAGGAAGAGAAAAGGCTGTACAAATATTATCATTGGCGATATAATATGTATATAATTATTTTTGGAGGTACAATATGACAAAATTGGGGTTATTAGAAGCGTTTCAATATGCTGTCGAAACAGTAAATGTTACAAAATTTGAAGAGGCTTTAATAATATTTTCTGTTGAGTATGGTATTCAGATACCAAGGGAGGCGGCAGAGTTAATTAAAGCTCAAGATGATAATTTGTCAAAAGAAAAATTAAAGGAAATTATGCTAAAGATACAAATGCCTATCTATAATTATATTAAGACAAATGGCAATGTTAATGAATTAAAGTAATAAATAGAATAATAGAGAATATAGTAAGAGACTTGTAAAAAACAAGTCTCTTATTTTTATGGAAAGGAACAGTGATTACTATGTTTGACTATAAAGAATTTAAGAAGGAAATGTCTAAAAGAGGACATGAAGTACATAAACATGGAGATTATATAACTATTGAACCCAATAATAATTATGAAGGATATAATAAAGGATTTTTATATGCATCAGATATCATTAAAGGATTTGAGCATGAATTAAGACTCATTTATATGCATCATTTTAACACTTGGATATATAGTGCAAGATTTAAAATTGTATGATAGAATTAATACAGTAACTGTGGAAACGGAATTTAAAAAACGGAGGTAATTGTTATGATAGAATTAATTAGTGTAATTATAGCTTGGATTGTTGTATTTACAATCCCAAACAGATTTCTAAGTAAATCAGAAGCTAAGAAAAGAGAAGAAAGATATAAAAATATGTAGAAAGGTGGTTGATGTAAAATGTTAGGTGCATTATTAGCGTTAGGAATTTTTGGTGGAGCTGCTGCAAAAGCAGCTTATGATAATTATAATATGAAGAAATATTCTACAAGGTATGATGAGAATGGAAATCGTCATTATTTTGATAGGCTTGGTACTGATTATATTAACGGAGAAAAAATTATAAGTGGTGGTTATACAGATACTAAAGGTATTTATCATAGAACGGAGACAGGTTTAAATAGTAACAAAGTATATACAGACTATGTATGTCCATCTGAACAATTGAAAGCTGATTATCAAAAGGAAGAAATTCAATGGGCGAAAGATCATAATGTATTAATTGCGAATATTTATCAGCCTCGATTTAAGAAAGCTGTAGCAACAGAATTAAGTACAGGTAAAGTGATTGCTTGTATGATGGATTATAAAGTAAATGGTGTAGAACATTACAGAAAATTCTACGTTAAACCAGATGCAAAAGAATATGAATACAATAAAACAGCAAAGGGAGATATGGGGATAGAGATTACAAAAGATGAATATTATAAAATGTTCACAGTGCCACCAACCTATTCCTGTCTTCCAAGTGATTACGATGTTGTAAATGCGTTGTATGCAGATAAATAATATGAATAAACAAAGAAGAGAAAAGATAGATAAGTTAAAGGGTAGATTGAGTTCTGTGAAAACGGAACTCAAATCTATTTCTTCTGAAGATACCATTGATAGTATGGAAGAAGCAAGTGAAAAACTTGATGAAGTGATTCAGTTGTAGAGTGATATTGTGTAAAATGGGAAACAAGCAAATAATAGTTTCATTGGAATTAGGAAAGGAGAATATAAGTATGGGTGCATGGAGTTACGAGGTACTATCTAATGATAGAGCTTTAGATACAATGTGGGATTTAGTTGACAGTAAAAACTTAAAAGAAGATATTATAAAATTGATTGAGAACGGGGATACAGATGAAAAAGTTCTTGCTTGTGAAATAGTTGATATTTCAATAAATGGTATAGATGAAGAAATTCTTGGTGGTTTATATGAACACGAAGAATTTTTAGAAAAAATTCAGAATGATCCAATGACAGACCTGAGATTAAAGGCTTTTGAAACAATCAGATATGTTCAGAAACATGATGGTGGCTGGATTGATAAAGTAAAAGAACAAAGGGTAGATTTATTGAGAAAAATTGAGAATCGGTTAATTAGCGATTAGATTGGATGGTGATACACATGAAATACGGAGATATTGTTGTATATAAAAATCAGATTGGAACAGTAGTAAAAAGCGAAAATGATTTTAAGTTCCATCCATGTAATTATGGAAGTTGTTATTTTAGCGAGTTAGATACAGTTACTGACAGTGATGTAAGAGAAGCAACACACAATGAAAAATTGGAACTGATAGAAAAAGAATTTATATGGGGCAATGTGATTAAAATACATTGCATTGGAGAATATCAGATTGTAGAGTATATTAATAAAAAAGATAAGAAAACATATTATCATGGATACATTAACTACAGTGATACGAACCATTCATATTTATCTCTTGATTCTGCATTAATTGGATGTATTGGATATAAACATGAGGGTGGAAATGGTAGAGCTGCAATGTATTTTGAGAAAATGATTGGGCTGGAATAGGCACAGGAAACCAAGTTTTCTTGTGAAATGGAAAGGAGAATAGTAGTGTATGAAAATAAAAGATTTTCTTGAAAATTTTAATGGAGATAATCATATTAAAATTTACGATAGTTATGATTTTAGTACACATAGATATAATCATGTACAGGAAGCAATTTCTTCCTATGGATATTTCACAGTTAAGAGCTGGGATATTATAGATGGTGTATTAAAGATAACAATTCGGTCGCAGTTTTAACACTAAGAAATCTAAGTTTACTATGGAAGGAGAATGGAATATATGGAAAATGAATATAAAGTAGAAAAGACAAAATTTGGAACAAAAACAAGTCATCCTAGTTATGGTACTTTGTTATTTAACAGAGCTTATGGTGGAAAGACACCATTATTCGGAAGCAGCATTGAACATAGTAATGTAATTACAATGGAACTTAGACATGCTGATATCACAAGAGGATTAAATCGTGACGATATTTTTGGCGATAAGCCTATTGTAAAAGTTGAAATGAGTTATTCACAATTTGCTGAGGCAATTACATCTTTTGGACAAGGAACAGGAATTCCAGTAACAATTTGCTATACTGAAAAAGATGGGAAAATACCTCCGTGTGATTTTGTTAGCAAGAGAGAACAATTTACAGGAGAATTTAAAGAGCAGACTGATAAGGCAATGGAAAAGTCAAAAGAATTAATAAATGAAGTTGCAGAATTGTTTTCTTCAAAAAAGACACTTACAAAGGCAGATAAAGAAAATATTTTAAAAAAGCTCAACATGTTAAATTACGATATTGGAAGCAATATTGGATTTATTGTAGACCAGTTTAATAAACAGATGGATAAAACGGTTATGGAAGCAAAGGGAGAAATTGAGTCATTCTGTCAGAACAAAATCAATGCAATTGCTAATGCGTCATTGGTAGAACATAGAGAAGAGTTTCTAAAATTGGAAAATCCAGTTGATATTGAATCAGAATAAGGTAAAGAAATTTAACTTTCCTTTGATGATTGGAGGTAGAAAAATGGAAAATAAAAATTTAGATAGTTATGGATATTTATTAAATTGTCCAGATGAAATGCTTGGCGATGTGAATAAAACGATGAACGATAAACGAGCCATTATAAATTGGAATAATTTTAATGTAGGTGATGCTTTTTACACAGAAAATATTTACAGATGTGTAATGGTAGATCACGTAATGAAAAGAATTGTGTTTGTAACTGAAGAGGAATATAAAAATGAGTTTGAATTAAGATATAATAACAATAAACATAAAAAGCCAGATATGAGAGAAAAGATAAGAGAATATATTAATGAGCTTGATACAGAAATTAATAGGTGTGAAAATGAATTGCAAAAATATTATAAGAGTAATAGAGATATAGGTGTTATAAGTATGCAAAATAGAATTCAAGTTTTAATCGAAGTAAAGAATGATTTACTTGGAAGAATGGAAGAGGTGGTATAGTGAAAGAATTTAGAAGTACTGATGAGATCACAAAAGAAGACCTTGAGAAAATGTATAACGCAATTGCTAAATTTGATAATTATATTTCATCAGCAACAAGGAAGCCAACAGATGAAAACATTGGATTATATGAACATTGGATTGATTGCAGGTATGATATAGAGAATTTAATTGTAACTGAGAGATAAGAGGTGAAGTAAATGGAAAGACTTGATATTTATAAAACTAATGATGGGAAATCTTTAGTTCTTTTAAACAATGAAAATGATTCGAATGGATATATAAATTATTTACCAATTACAAATAATGCAAAAAATGGTATGAGTGTTAATACAAAATCTGGCAATCCTGTTATTATAGATATAGACAATGTATCTATAATTAAGTTGAACGAGTTAGAGTCGTGTATTGATCATGTAATAGAAAGTGATTTTGATTTTAAAATTAAGTGGTATATTGATGGTAGGCAAAGAGAAGAGGTAAAAGATTGAGGTGAGTAAAATGAAAGACAAACCAAATAAAATAAAGGCAAGATTAACAGTAGAAGTCGAAGCTGAATTTTATGATGACGAAAGTAGTGAAGAAACTGTTAGATATTGTGTTGAACAGGATTTAGAAGATGCAGGATTAAATGTTATTGATGTGTCTGTGATGGAATGAGGTGATACAAATGGAATTTAAGAAAGGTGATAGAGTATTTCATAAGGGCTTAAGGGTTATAGGAACTTTTATGGAATATTCATGGAATAGTGATGAAGAAGCTATTGTGAAATTTGATAATGCTGACAATCCTGATGATTGCAGACATATATCTGTAAATCAATTACAGAAATATCCAAGTAACGAATAAATTGGTAAAAAATTGCGAGGTATAACAGTGGTAAAATATATGGAATGTTCTAAATGTGGTAAGTCATTACTTGAAAATTCAATTATTGTTGTACGAACTGGGTTTACAGATAAATATTGTTCATATGGTTGTGCAGCAATTGATAGTGGATTTTTTGAAAATATAAAATTAACTGATGAAATTGTCCAAGAACACAAATCCTGTGATGGAAGAGATTGGCTAATAGGAGATTGAGGTGATATAAATGAGCCGAATTAATAAAACGCAAAATAACTTAGATACCGTGTGGAATAATTTGGATCTTGCTTATGAATATATGGAAAGAGCTACTGAGGATTTATCACAAATGACTGGATTATCTGATGAATTAGAGAAAATGGTTGAGCAGTATGATTTATCGGAAATTAGTATGATAAAGCAGGAAGTTGAAGAATTGATGAAATGAGGTAATGTAGATGGAAAATAAAAAAACATTAAAATATTTAAATGATATGAAGAATAGTAAAATGCCACCATTTGATAGTCAATATGAATTTTTCTTTGCTACACTGGAAGATTATTATATTGCAAAATTAAATGGTGCAAAGATAATAAAAGAGGAGCTTATGGAATGGGATTCTGAAGCACAAAAAGAAATTGTTAATATATTGGCTGATATTATAGAATCTGATGAATTGATTGGCTTTGATAAAAATGATATTTTATCGTTAGCTGATTAAATGACGATTTCAAAGTAAAATTAGGAGGCATAAGATGTATTTAGTAAAAATGAACGATGGCGATAAAATAATGGAAACCGCAAATGAAGTTAAAGCTTTAGATAAAAATAAAATTGTAAAAATTTATTCACTAACAGAGGTAGACTATAATTCAGTAGTGTCTACATCTGATATAAGGGATTGCATTTATAATTATTTGAAAGGAGAGCAGATAGAAAAAGATGCCATAGTAGATTACGTATCTGAAACTTTAGATGTAAAAAAGAAAGAAGTTTCCAAAGTGATTACTGCAATGAAAAAGGAGAAAATCATATATGTAGTAGAGGAATTTGGATGGTTAGGAATAGATTAAGATGATGAATAATTGCTTTCAATAGCAGAACGGAGGATAATAAAAATGGAAAGACAGTACACTGTAGAAGTGACAATAACGGTTGATGACAAAGATTTGTTTCATGGACAAACAGTTGATGAATTAGTTTTTGGATAGTTTAGAAGAAGCTCCTTTCCAAGTTGATACTATAGTGGTAAAATAAAGACAGTTGAAGATTGTTTTCAAGAGGAAAGTAATTATATGGAAATAAATATAGGTGATAAATTTGGTAATTGGACTGTACTAGCTTTGTCAGATAAAACGGATTCGTCACACAATAAGTATTACACATGTCAATGTGTGTGTGGGACAATTAGAGCAATTAACAAAGGAAAATTAATTTCAGGAAAGTCTAAGTCTTGTGGTTGTAAAAGAAAATTAGATATGACTAGGAAAATCGTAAAAGATTTATTGTTTTTAGAGCCTTTTGGCTATGAAAATGGAAAAGTTATATGGAAATGTAAATGTCTAAAATGTGGAAGAATGTGCTACAGAACGGTATCTGAGGCAAAAAAGGTTGGTACTTGTGGAAATCATAGAGATGGGAAAACATTAAATGAAAATAGAAAAAAGCGTACACAGGTCGATGGAACGATTGTACAAACTTTAACTCAAAAAGTTTCAAAAAATAATACTTCAGGTATAAAAGGAGTTTCTTTTGACAAAACCAGAAAATTGTGGGTTGCTCAAATTGGATTTCAAGGAAAGAATTATAGTCTCGGTAAATTTAAAAAAATTGAAGATGCAGAAAAAGCTAGAAAAGATGCAGAAGATAGATTTTTTAAACCGATTATAGATAAGTATAAAAAAGACTGATTTGAAAGGAAGGAAAAATGCCAAGAATTAGAGATTGTGTTATTTGTGGTAAGAGGTTTACAAGTTACCATGGAATAAATGTATGTAGTGAACAATGTAAAATAGAAAAAAGAAACGACAAGATGAAAATTCGAATAAAAGAAGATATAGTAAGGAATCGAATACACCAATAATTAAAATCTGTCCTATTTGTGGAGAAAAGTTTGAAACACTTAGAAGAACATATTGTTCAGAAGAGTGTTCTGAGAAAGCACATAAAATACATGTAAAGGAAATTTCAGATCAATACTATAAAGATCATAGAGAAGAAATAATTGGTAAAGTAAAAGAAAGAAAGAGTAATAAATATTAATCATAAGGAAGCAGAAATCAACTGCTTCTTTTTTATTGCAAAAATGAGGTGAATAATGTTTGAGTAGATATAAGAATGGAAACCCAAAACATGCAAGTCGATTCATATGTTTAAAATGTATGAATGAAAATATGTTAGCCAGTGGAATTCAGAGACAGAGACAAAGAGAACGAAAACATATTAAGGATTTGTATTGTTTGAAGTGTGGAGAGGTAACGAAGTGCATCGAAGTAAGATTTTGTGATTCTTATGAAGAAATTTTTGAGGTTGCAAAGATAAAAAGAGAGAATTATTACATAGACAATTATGAAAGGTAGGTTGATGATAATGTGTTATAAAATAGAAGTGCAGAATAAAAATGCGGAGAAGCTTAATAAAAAATTAGATGAGTTAAATGCACCACAATTTTTAAGAGATTACTTAAATGAGTTGGAAAGCAAAAACGGAGCGTTAAATTATCTGGTAGCAATTAAAGATTTTTTACAGTGGTTAATTGAAAATAATATCATTAATAAGAAACTAATTTCTGAAATAGAAGTTTCCGATTTTAATGACCTAAGACCACAAAATATTAGTTCATATCTTAGATATAAGGAAACAAATGGAATGTCACCAACCACAACGGAAACAAGAAAAAACATCATTAAAAGTTTTATACAGGATATTTATTCATATAGAGAATGTTTGTTGAGAGAACTCTATAACAGTATGAAAGATTTTAATAAACAAATAAAATATAAAGGAATATCTTCTAAAAACAACTTAACACAAAAACTTCCAACAGAAAATCAGCTTAATGATATGGAAGAAAAAATAATGTGTAAAAAGGACGAATGTGTAAGGAATAGGAATATTGCTATTTTTCGTGTGTTAAGAGGAACTGGAATAAGAGAGTCTGAACTTGCTGGCTTGGATTTATCAGATTTGCATTTAGATGAAAATAGTGAATATATTGATCTTAATGATATGTCACATATTATGGTTTTACCAAAAGGATACCAAAGAGAAACTGAAAAAAGACCTGTATATCTTACTGGATCTGCTCTGAAAGCATTAAGAGAATGGCTAGAGTACAGAAATACATTGAATAATATTGTAGACAAAGAAGCTGTGTTCATAAATAAAAATGGTACACGTACAACAGAGAGAAATATCAAACAGATATTTGAGAATTATGGAAATGGTATTACTCCACATATGATGAGACATTATTATGCCAGTGTAATGAATCAGAATGGAAATCTTGCATTTGTACAGCAACAGTTAGGACATAGTAATGTAAATACAACAGTTAATAATTATGCAAATGGTGCAGTGGGAATGAAAGATGTACTAAATAATATGTGATATGTAAAGGACAATACAGATTAGTTTGTGTCGTCCTTATTATTTAATTTATAAAATTCATTTGTATAAGCTAGTAATCGTTTCATTTGAGCATCATCTGTATCAAGTATTTCAATTGGTGAACAGTTTAATTCTTTGCAGATTGATTCTAAAATATCAAATTTAATCGAGGTTGATTCACCTTTATAGATTTTGTCGATTGTTGGATATGTTACTCCTATTTTTTTAGCCAGTTCATAACGTGTCATATTTTTTTCTTTTAACTTATTTTGAATAGATAATCTCATAAATGCAATCCTCCTATATACATAGAGTACCATATATAAAAGAAAAAATAAATATAAAAAATAATTGTAATAATACTTGACAATATATATAGTGAAGTATATAATACAAAATATCAAAGGAACAAACAGAGAAAGGAGGGCTAAAGCAATGGACATAAAACGTGGTGAAATATACTTCGCAGATGTAGGTAGATATGATTCTCAGGGTTCTGAACAGAGTGGTAGAAGACCAGTGTTAATACTTCAGAATGACATTGGAAATAAATTTAGCCCTACCACTATTATTGCCATTATAACTACGAAGTCTAAAAGGGAATTACCAACTCACGTTGAGTTACATAAAGATAAATTCAACGGATTAAAACACGATTCTGTTGTAGCTCTTGAACAAATTACCACAATAGATAAAGATAGACTAAAGTTTAAGATTGGTAATTTATCTAATGATGATAATGTTCGTGTTATGGAAGCGATGAAAATAAGTCTGGCTATGATATAGGAGAGAGGAGAGAATATGTTTATGAAGACAGAAGCATATGATTATTCAACAATTGATGAAGCTATAGAAAGATTACAGAAGTTGAAAACTGAAGGTAAAAATCCTAAAAATGTAGTAATACTTACAATGGATTTTGATAATAATACTTCGTCAAAAAAAATTGCGTCACCTGATGATGGATGTCTTTTAGTAAAGAAGTCAAAGACAATTATTATGAATGAAGATGAATATATTCCACACATGCAGCTTTTTAATACAGAACAGAATATAAAGAATATCATTAGAAGAGGAATAATGCATGACATACTATTATAATAATTTGTCCAGATAATAGAATAGAAAATATGATAAAATATAGTATTCGTAATAATTCTGCTATATTTTATCTTTACATAATTTGAGATTTTATGCAGTGTGTATAAAATAAAATGCAAAATTGTTTCGAATATATGTTTGTGTTCTATTGACATCGAATACATGTTCGGATTATAATATGCAATATGGAAATGGAAATAAGAAATAAAAGAGACTATACGGATGCTCGTGCGACCAAACACTTTTTGAACATCATCATATATAGCCTCTTTCTACGAAGGAGAAGAGCAACAATGTACTCTACTCACATTTATTATATGATATTTCTTTATTTTTAGTCAATGTACTTTCGTACATTTTTTCCAAAAATTACCAAATTTAATAGTGTTTTAATTTTTCTTTGGTATACCCAAAGTTTATTAAAGTACGCCAAAAGTCAGAAGGGAGTGATTTTTTTGGATTATGTAATAAGAAGTGGCAAAGTTTATATCCGTGTCAATAATGGGAAAACAGAAACTTGTGCAGAAAAAATGAAAGGTATATTTAGTGAAACAAAAGCAAGAAATATATTACATTCATTACCAAAAACATTAAAGAGATATGGTTTTCATATCGAAGCAATACCTGATATACCACCTAAAACCATAGAAAATAATACATATAAAATACCCGAATCCGTTTCACAATGGATTGATAAATTCGGTTCAATTGGACAGACGTTAAATGAAGCGGAAGCGAGAAGTAACATACTCATAGCTGAACTTAATACTTGTGATGATGAACTTATAGATATTGTTCATGATGCTGAATTAGAGAATGATATGAATATGTATAAAGGATATCTGTTATATGTCAGACTTCGTAAGAATCGTAGAAGAAGACGTGAATTAAAGGATGAACTAATGATTATATCTGATGTATTGGATGAAATAAAGCAACCATCAAAATTTCAAAAAGAGCGTATTCAGAAAGCTGTTGATGGATTATTACATAGAAAATATAAGTATCGTGTTACGGAAATAGAAGAAGATGAAAAAAGTGCGAAGTAAATCGAGAATATATAAATGGAAAGGTAGGTAGATGGCATGATTAATAAAGAAATGATGTTGGTTATTAAAAACAATCCTAAATTGTCAGAAATACTTGATTTATATATGGCAAATGAAATGAAGAAGTTAAAAAATATTTGCTATAAAATATGGAAAGGTAAGGTTGATAATTACGAAGAAGATGAATTGCTTGACGATGCTATAGAAGTATTAATAGAATCTTTAGTTACATATGACGCTAAAAGTAAGGCAAAATTTGAAACTTACCTAACGGGTAATATTTCAAGATCGTCTTACAGTTGGTTTCGGGATAATAAATATACAGGCTGCCGAAATAATCTTGCCAGAGATGGTAATGGAAAGATTATATATGAAGATGTTAATGGCAAGAAAAGACCTATAAGAATTGACAATGTTTCATTTGACTTGGATAGTGACGAAACACAGAATTTAAAAGAAACACTATCATCCAAGATAAACATAGAAGATATTCTCATTGCGGAGGAATATACAGATAAGGTTGAACTATATCTTAGCAATTTACCTAAAAGAGTTAGAGGCGTAGCAAAGTTATTTTCTCAAGAATACAATCGAGATGAAATTATGGAATTATTACATATAACAGAACAACAATTATTAGACTGTATGAAGATTCTAAAGTCATACGAATACATATCATTATTATTTAATTAAAGAAGGGAGAATATTACAATGGCAGTAATGTTAGGAAGAGATAAGGTAGTAAAGACACAATTAATGTTAGGAACGGTGATTAAGCAGTTTAGAACAAATGTAATCAATAAGAATCATCCATTACAGAGAAAACCTGATCAGTGGTCGGACGAAGCAAAATCTGGACTTGCTGCCAGTGTAATTAAACATGAAGATATTGATTCAATTAAATTATGTGAACAGATTTACGAAAATAGTTTCACAAACTGGCTTATTGATGGATTACAGAGATTAACTGTATTGGAAGAGTTTAAAAATAATGTCTTTGCAATGGGAAAATCATTGAGAATGCCTATGATAGCTTATCAAGCTGAAGATGGAAGTGGTAATGTTGTTGAGTATGATTTAAGAGGTAAGAAATACAAAGACCTTCCAGATGAGTTAAGAGAAGAATTTGATAATTTCCAGGTAGATATAGTTAAGCATCTTGATTGTACTAATGAAGAGATAGCTTATCATATTGATAGATATAATAAGCAGACAAGTATGAATACAAATCAGAAAAATGTTTTGATGATGTATAAAGTGGTAGATTCACTTAAAAGGGTTACAAAGAATAGATTCTTCTTGGACTGTGGTGAATATACAGCACCTGAAAGAAAGAAAGAAGTATTAAATAGAGTAGTTGAAGAGTCATTAATATTAATGTTCCATTCTGATTCTTGGAAGAAAAACGTAGCTATGGCTAAGTATCTTAATGAAAATGCCGCAGAAGAGGAATTCAATATATTAGAAGAGGAACTTAATAGATTACAAAAAGTAATAGATCAAGATACTAACGGACAGTTATTTAATAGCAAGAATAGCTTTATTTGGTTGGCAGCTTTTCATAAGTTTACTTCATATAACATAGAAGATATTAAATTTGCTGATTTCTTAAATGAATTTCAGGGAATATTACATAGCAAGACATTTAAAGAATATGATAATGAATCATTTGATACATATGATAGCAACCGAAGCACAAAGGATAAAAAAGTTGTAATGGCTAAGTTAGATATGGTTACTAAGCTTATGGAAGAATATTTACATATAAATAAGGAAGAAACTCATTCAGAAATCGAAGAAGTTGTTGAAAATACAACAGAAAACACAGTACAAATTATCTCTGAAACAGAGAATAATACTATGTCTTCTAATGAAGACGATGAAACAGATAGTAATATATCAGAACAGAATACGGGTAGTTCTGATGTATTACAGTTTGTTCAAAATAGTGTGGCAGAAGATATAGAGAATGAAGATATAAGTGAATATCAAGATTTTGTTGATGTATATATTGATATAAATTCATCGTTATATAAACAGTGTGAAGCAGCGTTAATGGCATTAACAGCTTATGCTTATAAAACTGATAAGGATGAAGAACTTGCAACTTGGATTGAACAGTATCAGAAGAATTCAATTGATAAGACATATAGTTCTTCGCAGGAAGTAAATTATAGATATATGAAGAGAGATTTTGATAATTACATAAATTTCTTAAATAATATGGAGAAAGGAAGAACAGCTAGTGTTAATTAAAACATTGTTAAAAAGTATTGTATTAAAAAAGAAAATGCAAATTGAAATAATGGAAACCTTGTCTGATATTTGTTTATATATGCAATTAGACGGATTCAAAAAAGATAATGGGTATGGTCAATTTATGTATACACACTATAGCAATTTACAGGATATTTTAAAAGAGTATAAGGGAGAAAAATAACTATGCCAGATATTACAATGTGTACAAGCAAAACATGTGAAAGAAGAAAACAGTGTTATAGAGCAATAGCAAAGCCAGATAAGATACAAAGTTATGCTGATTTTACTTCGTTATGTGCAGATAGAGATTTTAGGTGTCAATGGATTGTTACTGACAGAGAAGTACTTGCTGATGATATAAGTAGCTTGTTAGTAAGATGCTAAAATACAGGAGAATAATAAAATGGATAAAGATACAAATAAGCGAAATGAACTTAGAAAACAGTTACAAGCCTTATCAAAGGAGCGAATTATTGAATTATATATTCACTTATTCATGAATTTTGCTAATGATAAGGATGAAACCGATTGGGAAGATATTAAATAGAAGAGAACAGATTGCACAAGTTTACCGACCTAAACAATCTGCTCAGAGAATAAAATATAGGATAAACTATATATGTTCTATTATAACAAATCTATTTGGCTAATTCAAGCCAGTTTATCCTATAACAATTAGTCTTTTGACTACGGGCTATTTTGAGTCCGAATAGTGAGGATTATATCACTCACTGAAAAGTATGTAATTTTGCGTTGGCGTAAGAGCGCTTGCGCATCTCTATTTCCTGCTGTG